GACATCGGCCCGGAGGCCGATATAACAAGATGTCCAAGAAAGGTATCGGTGCAATTCATTGGGACATTTTATATGAAAAACCCCTTTGAGATGCTCTCAAAGGGGTTTTCTGTGACTCCAACAGGACACGCAATAGGGCAATGTGTAATGGCGGCTGGCTCAATCATTTACATCGTAACTCGCTGAATAGCAAAGAGTAGAATTTGAAGAAAAGTTAAAATTGAGACACCGAATTTTAATCTTTCTTCAAATTTTCTTACCCCTTTTCTTGCCCCTCTGAAAGAAAGGCAGTATCTTTGCCATCGAATTAAATTCGCTTGCAATGAATATCTCCTTCAATCTCAAAGACCAGAAGGCGGAGGTGTCGGCTGTCCGCCTCATCATCACCCATAAGGGGAAAGTCTATCGAAAGTACACAGGCATATCCGTCAAGACGAAGCAGTGGCGGAAATCGAAGCGGGATGGCCAGTGGCCTACCAACCCAGACGATAGCGATAAACTCAAACGGATAAAGTTGGCGCTGGAGTCAAGGCTCAACGAGTACAGCACCGAGCCCGAAATCCTGTTGGCTATTGACGACGTGTTGTCGCAGAAGTCCTCCTACTACACACCAATCGCTGCCACGGAGAAACGGCCCTCCTTCTGGGAGTACTTCGATAGTTGGAGCCAGAAAGATGTCCCGGCAAAAAGACAGCGGCGGAATGCCTACACCCTGATTGGAGACGTGATGGGCCGGGCTACGGACTGGGAGGGCGTGAACGAAGCCTACTATTTCCGGCTGGTCCAGCAGATGAACGAAAAGCAGTATAGCAAGAACTATCAAGGCAGCATTATCTCCAAACTGCGCACTGTGATGAGTGAGGGCTACAAACTGAAATACCATCACAACGAGGAGTTCCAGAACTTCAAGAAGTTCGTGGAGCAGCCCGACACCGTGTACCTGACAACGGCAGAAGTTGACAAACTCTGGCATCTGGACCTGCAGGACGAAATGGAGAAGAAGGTCCGCGACCTGTTCCTGATCGGAGTCTATACCGCGGCCCGCTTCTCCGACTATTCCAAGCTGTCAAAGGACAACATCAGCAAAGGCTTCATCACCTTCAACCAGCAAAAGACCGCCGACTCCGTTGTGATTCCGCTGTCGCCACGTGTCGCAGAGATACTGAAACGGAATGGAGGCCACGCCCCAGAAGTTAATCAGGTTGTTTTCAACCGCGAAATCAAGACAGTGTGTATGAAGGCAAAGATTAACGATAAGGTTCAGGTCACAAGGAGCAAGGGAGCCCGGCACGAGACGACGACCGAGCCGAAATGGAAACTGGTATCGAGCCATACCGCCCGCCGCACTGGGGCCACCCTTCTATACAAGTCCGGGGTCCCGTCTCGACAGGTGATGCTGATCACCGGGCATAAGTCGGAACAAGCCTTCCGCAGCTACATCAGAATCACGAAAGAGGAAAACGCACAAGCTCTGCAGAACAACCCGTTTTTTAAGTAACCGGGTCAAAAAAAAGAGAACCCCGAGCCACTCCCGAAGGAGGTGATGGAGGCCCGGGGTTTTATTTTGCTACACAAAGATGCAACGAAAAATCGTAATCGCAAAATATTCAGGCGATTTTGTAAAACCGATTTGAAGAAAACTTCAAATTTCACCACAAAATTTGAAGAATAATTAAAAGGAACGTGCATATACGTGTGTGTGCGCACGTATGCGCATACGCGAGTACGGAGATATACCACGATTCTACCTATAGGTTTGCCTATGGATATACGAAGTATGTCATCCCTCTACCTTAAAAGAAAAATATACTAAAAAGAAAAGCACCTTCTCCCTTCTGCTTTCTCTTTCGACATTCCTTCGGAATTAAGAAAAGGGGCCGGGCCCTACCCCAGCTTTTCCTCGATGATGCGCTGCTGGAGTTCCAGTTCCTTTGTCAGGGTCCTGATCACCCGGTCGCGGTCCTCAACAACTTTCGTCAGCCTCTCCTTCACCAAGTCAACTGTTAGGTCGCCGGGGTAGCCGACACCAGTCTCCAGCCATTCTCGGTTCACCTGCGGATAAGCCCGTAGAATTACATCGTACAACTTGTTGAGTCGGAGTTCGCCGCTCTTGATCCGGCTCACTTTCGGCCTATCTATGCCCGTCTTTTCGGAGAAACGAGCAGCGACACCGCTCTCCAGCATCTTGATGAGGAAGTCCAGCCTCTCGGATTCAGTCATTGGCATTTTTTCCATATTTTTCTGTCTGTTTAATCAGTGATTCAATGATGGGGCGTGTCAGAACCTGCCCCCCGGCGTAGCCCTTCCCCGAGAGATAGAGCCCGATTTTGTTTTTCTTTGTTGGGAACAGTGCCGTTCCGTTCTCTCGCACCTTTGCAGTGACGGTCCCATCAACAAGAGGTAGTTCAAAGCTGGTCCCCAGTTTCTCGTCAAATAATGCTTCTATCTGCCGGAGCGAGGCCACGGCTTCCTGCTGTGATAACCCGAGCCATATCTTCATCCTTTCGTCGTAACGGTTATTGGTTTGGACGTGGAGCGAGTATATGCTGGCCGTATCAACTGGAATGGCAACGACCTCGAACAACTCGCTGACGAGGTTCTGCTTCGAGGCGAGGATAGTGACCGGGCTCGATTCTTTCTTTATCTGGATCTGCCCCTGCGCCAGCAGCGGGACGAGGACGGCAAGCAGCGATAAAAACTTCTTCATTGCTTTGATAAGTTTTCAATGATGGCGAGAAGTGTCTTGCGCTCGGCCTTCATTTCGGCAAGTTCCTTTTCCATTGCGTTGATGTTCACCGTGCCATTGTGGTGTACGTCGTATTCGCTGAATTGCTTCTGCTCTATTGGCGCATCTTGATAGCCCGGGGCAGGAGTTGTCGGCAAATCTTCTGGCCTGTAGCCTTCGTTCAGCATCTGGCCATTCCCGGTAAAGAGCCAGTTTAGGTTTAGGTCCGGGTAGTGGAAGCCGATTGTAACAATGGCTTGGAGCCGGATCTGCTCCTTGATATTCCCAACCCAGCCGTTAGCAAATTCGCATTTCTGTTCAAACTGCCGGACGCTTAATCCGACCGATTTGAGGTACTGTTTTAGTCGCAGTGCGACATCGCTCATTTCAGCCATTCTGCAGAAATTTAGATACTATCACTAAATTTTTTCACTTTTTTCTTGCAAGTTTGAGAAATAGTATCTACATTTGCCTTCGGATTTAGGTAAGTAATCTACAAGGCAAAGAGATAGCCGCCTTACTTAAAAGGCCAAGTCTCAATTCATTGCAAGCGAATTGTTGGCTACAAAGGTAGCGATTCTCTTTGTCTTTTCAAAGAAAACAAGCAACTAAATCAACGAAAATTCTCTACACCTGTAGGAATTTGAGGCTCCAGAGAAGAAACTGGATTACCAAAGAGAGGGAGCGAGTGATGGTGTTCCCCGTAGGAGACAGGACCTTCTGTTCTGCACAAAACTCTGACAACGGGCCATAGCGCATCACTGTTCCGAGGGAGACACCCGATGGGATGGCCGCCTACTTGCCGAAAGGCCACGGCCACGTAGTAGCCCCAGCTGATGAGCCTCATCGAGCATCGAGAATGCCATTAAAGAGGACGACGTAGCAGACCGCCGCTATATGCGGGACAGGTTACATAGGGGTCGAGGCGTAACAGAGGCTCTAATGCAGCCGGGCGTGTTCTATGCCCGAAGGTCACAAGCCCTTACCACTTTCGCGGATGCAGAGTGGAGTCACAAACACAGGTTCTCAATGAAGAATATCGTAAATTATGAACTGATTCGGGAGAAGAAATGGACTGAATTTTTGAAATCGCTCCCGGTTGGCAACTACACAATCCAGATGGACGACAACAAATCCATTCATTCGATGAAGGTTGTAGCGTATTCCATAAATAGCGATGGCGATAGCGAGAATATCTACAATTTCTCGGTCAGTAAGCGAACTCGTACCCTCACCATTAAGGTTATCCCCCGTGGTGAGGAGCGGGTTATTCGCTCCCAGTAAGCCAAAACCAATAGTGGGGGTTCGATTCCTCCTTCTCCTGCAAATAATTCCGTGATGAAAACAAAAATCTTTGAAAGCACAGACACGAACGTAAAGAAGTTCGTCTATGAGTTTGAGCAGCCGAAAGCTATTGCAGAGGCTGTATTATACCGCTATGGCTCATATCGGAAGCGGACAGTGATTTGCTGCTCCGTGATGAGTGGATGCCCGGTTGGATGCACTTTCTGCGGCACAGGAAGTTTCTTTGTCCGCAACCTTTCTGCAGACGAAATTGTTGCGCAGGTAAAAGGGTGTCTTGATACGATTGACTGCAACACTCTGGATATTGAAAAGTTCCAGATAATGTTTATGTCTATGGGCGAGCCGTTCCTGAACTCCGATGCTTTGTGTCGGGCGATAATCAGGCTGAATGAACTATATCCAAATGCGCAGCTACTGGTCAGCACGTCGGCTCCAGCCTCAATCTATCGTCATTTCTCCTCATTCGTGGAGTTGAGTCGCAATATCTCGAAGGTTGGCCTCCAGTTCTCCGTCCACGAATCTACGGACGAGAATAGAAGGAAACTAATCCCGACTCGGACCTGCACCCTCCGCCAGATAGCCGTTCTTGGTGAGTTCTGGGCCGCATTCGTAGGACGTAAGCCGTTCTACAACTATTGCGTACACGACAAGAACAATACGCCGGAGGATGCCGAGCGCCTGACAACCTTGTTCCGGCCCGAGGTCTGGGAAACCACTCTCTCCGTTATCTGCGAGAAAGATGAGACCGTCGCCAACTCCATTGATCGCCAACTGGAGATAATCAACGGCTTCGCTTCCGAAATGACGAAAAGAAACGCCAGTCTCCGCATCTTTAATCCTGCGGGTCAGGACGACATCGGCGGTGGTTGCGGCCAGCTCTGGTACTTCCAAGAATGGTTGAAGGAGAATCAGGGCGAATAGACGAATTGGGACTTGCCAGAATGGTATTGGAAGCATCCCGTGATGTGAGCCCAGTTTCCTTGCCTCGTGCATACCAGTCACGGGCCGAAGTTAAGCGCTTGGTAAGGATAAGGGCGTGTGGGTTCGAGTCCCACAGTCCCAACTATGGTGGTGTATTCCCCATAAAGTTGGTTTAGGTTTTAGTAAGGCCACGACTTTCACGTTGATTCAGTGACATTATCGTATATCGTGGCGGGATGGGGCTTCGCCGATGATGGTCAAGCCCTTTTTCTTTGACTATGCAACAAATCCATATAAACAACGATGCCCGGCTGATGGACTATCGTCGGGCTCTGAACCGCCTCGCTGATGAGTTCTTGGCTATTGGCGGAGGTGACAATCAACTCTTAATTAACGACGTGATATGTGTACTCGCACAGAAAAGACAGCAAAGAGCTGCCGCCTGCAGAAGGCCATCAACACGATTGTCAGTATCATCTGCGTCATTGCGTTGATGCTGGTTTGCTCCGAGCCCGCTCCGGGGACGAGTTTCGACTCTTGGTTTGGCTGGGAGTTGGTGTGGCTGGCCGTATTCGCTGGCTGTGCCGCATATCTCAATAAGCATCTTCCCGACGATGATGAAAGACTTTAACCTGCTACCAAAAGTCGCACGGGATGGGCGTATCGACGACGACAGATATTTCCGCGTCAACTCCTCGTCGATTTGCTTTGCTTACCAGATCAGCGTGTACTTAAATCTATCGGAGGACAAATTCATCACCCTGTACAGGAGTAAAGATGGTTTTCTTTCCTTCGTAGTAGATACGCAATCATCTGCATCCTCCTATCACGTAAATCGCGTAAATGGAGGCACGAAGCGACCATACCATACCTGCTTTTGTAAGAACGCGATTCAATCCTACGGCATTGCGATTGGTGGTCGATTCCACATCACAGATGTCCGTTCTCTGGACGGTAAGAAACTGTACATAACAGATTGCCGGGTCGCAAAATTTCGTGCTTAACTTCTTTATTCGGAATGGAACTGAACACAGTATATCTTGGCGATGCCGTAGAAGTCCTGCGCACCTTTCCTGATGAGAGCATCGACTGCTGTGTGACAAGTCCACCATATTTCGGTCTGCGAGACTACGGCAGTAGCGGCCAAATCGGACTGGAGCAAACGCCGGAAGCATACATCGAAAAACTGGTAGAAGTCTTTGCGGAAGTTCGTCGCTGCCTGAAAAAAGACGGAACGCTTTGGGTGAACATCGGAGATACCTATGCAACGGGAACAGCGGCCCGCCGTCAGCAGTCGAAGAATCCCGGAGTTGGAGCCAATAACGAGAAGGCGCAGAACTCCGTGCCGCGTGTTGGAACTCCCGGCGGATGCAAGACAAAGGACCTGATTGGCATTCCGTGGATGCTGGCATTTGCTCTACGTGCTGATGGCTGGTACTTGCGTCAGGATATTATCTGGGCCAAGCCAAATCCGATGCCGGAACCAGTTACGGATCGCTGCGTAAAAAGCCACGAATACATCTTCCTGCTGTCGAAGTCGGAGAGATACTATTTCGACTATGAGGCTATTCAGGAGGAGGCCGTTACGCAGGTTGATCGCCGTGTCGGTCAGCGCGTAACCTATGACGGGAAGCGAAAAGGTCAGGCCGGAACCGGGAACCGTTCCTTCGTATCGCTGAAAACAAAACATCGTTTCGGAGGTTCAAAGTATGGCGATAAGATGGATGCTCACTACGCCAGATATTCTGGCCACGCCTATTCTCCACAGTTGGTTGATGATGTTGTTGTCCGCAACAAACGTGATGTATGGACCATCACAACGAAGTCAAACAAAGAAGCGCACTTCGCTACATTCCCGGAGGACTTGATAACCCCTTGTATATTAGCGAGTTGTAAACGGGGGGGGGGTAGTACTTGACCCGTTTATTGGTAGTGGTACTACTGGTATAGTCGCTCGTAATCTTGGCTGCTCTTATGTAGGAATCGAACTGAATCCAGAGTATCAGGAACTCGCTATGCGACGAATATTCAACAAGGCAGAAAACTTATTTAATCAGCAATGGCAGAACCCAGACTTATAGGCGAAATCATCGACGAGATTCTGGCCGACCTTCGGGAATTACAACAACGATATGAGGCCGACTGCGGCGATGTAATACTCACCTGTAAAGAAGCCGCTTCCTATATCGGGAAAACGCCACAGACTATATCCTCCTACATCGCACAGGGGAGGCTGCACAAAGTCAGCAACGGCGTTAAAGTCGGCATATCAAAAATAGAACTCCAGAAACTTATCAAAGAGTAACCCTTTCTTCATAGCAAACAAAGCCCTTCAATGGGGTTGGCAGGTAACATTGCTGGTGTGGGCTCCGCATCGGCGAAAAAGGTGTGAATATGACTCGGGCGCAGCCCCGCTACGGAAAACTTGGGTGTTTACCTGTGGCCGGGTCGGATAAAGCGGTCCTGCCGGAAATTTTTGACGCAATTCACATCAGGAGCAGGGGCGGGGGCCTACGGTATGTCGTACTAATCCGCCCCTTTTCTTGACATCAAATCATTAACAGATATGGCTAAAAAAGAAACGACCGCCGCAGCAGCGGCCCCGGTCTCGGATCCGAGCAATCCGAACCTCAAAATCTTCAACTTTGCCCGGGTCGTCCCCGATGTGGCGAAGAAAGAAATCAAGGCTGGTAAGCTGAAAGGCTATACCAACATCAATCCGCAGTGGCGACTGGAGAAGCTGACTGAATTGTTCGGCCCCGTCGGTTTTGGCTGGGTTATCGACAACATTAAGTACTGGACCAGTGAAGGAGTTGGCGAATGCGTGATGTGGTGCAGCCTTGACCTTAAAATCTTCTGGAACGGTGCGTGGTCGCAGCCCATCAACGGCATCGGCGGCAGCAAGCTCTACGGAAAGGGTCAGGGCGATGGCATCAACGATGAAGCCTGCAAGATGGCCCAGACTGATGCCATCAGCGTCGCCTGTAAGAACCTCGGATTCGCCAGCGACATCTACTACGGCTTGGACGACACCAAGTATCGCGCAGGACAAGAGGATTTCGGCTGGGGTAAGAACTTCCCCACGCCTCCTCCGGGACCGGGCGTTGCACCTGCTCCTGCACCCCAGCAACAGTACGCTGCTCCCGCACCTCAACAGCAGCAGGCCGCTCCAGTTGCTCCGGCTCCCGCGGCACAGCCGGGACAAATCAATCTGGAGCAGGCAATCCAACTCGCGACAAACGCCCAGTCCTCTGACGAACTGGTCCGCATCTGGAACGACTTCAAGAAAGTGTATGGCCAGAACACCGAGTTCAAGAAGGCTATCAGTAACAATCCTAACAATCCGTCACGGCGATGAAAGTCTGGAAAATCTACCGCTTCGGCCAGTTAGTGCGCGAGGTTAACGGCGACGAGCGGAAGTTACTGGAATGGATCCAGAGCAATGTTCCAGCCGCCAATAAATCAGGGATTCGTACTGGTGATGTCCTATTCAATAAGTACTTGCTTTACGAAGATGCACGTAAGGCAGGCTTCACCATCAATTCGAGAAAATAGTATGATTAAGTTAAAAGAGAACAAGAAGGTCCACTTTGACGAGTTGACCCATTCCTACTTCTGTGGCGATGTCGAACTCGTCGGAGTGACCACGCTTATGAAGCATCAGGGATTGAGCCCTGACTACTCCGGCATCAACGAGCACGTGTTGGCTCACGCCGCTGCCCGCGGCACAGCAGTCCATCAGACGCTGGAGGACTACGACAACGGTGATACCATCATCCAGCCTCGTGTCGTTGACGACAACGAGGGCGGAAAGCTGACCATCGACACCAGCAAGGAACTTGCCGCCTATCGCGACCTCGGTTTGAAGGTGGTTGCCTCCGAATACCTCGTCTCCGACAACAAGGTTGTTGCCTCCTCCATCGACAAGGTGCTGGAGACTGACGAGGAAAACACCGTTGACCTCGGCGATGTCAAGACGACTTCCACCCTGCACATTGATGCGCTGGAGTGGCAGCTCTCTGTCTATGCCTTCCTCTTTGAACTGCAGAACAAGGGCTTGAAGGTCCGCAACCTTTACGGCATCCACGTCCGTGACGGAAAGGCCCGCATTCAGCAGGTGCGCCGCATTGATGCAGACATCATCAAAAAACTCATCAAGTGCGAGGCAAAGGGTGATAAGTTCGAGGCAGAGGGTACGGAGCCGCAGCTGTCTTTGCTCCTGCAGGAGGATGAAATCGCCTCCCTTGTTGCGGATGAGGTCCAGATCGCGCAGTTCGAGGCCAATGTGAAAGCCATCAAAGAGCGGATTGACGAGCGCCGGGCCCGCATCTACGACTATATGCTCACCAACGGTATCAAGGAAATGAAGTGCGCCGGAGGCTCCTACAAATTGAAGTCGCCCAGTACACGAACCAATTTCAACAGTTCGATGTTGAAGATAGAGCATCCTGACCTGTTCCAGAAATACTCCTCCGTGTCCGAGGTAAAGGGCAGTGTCTCCTTCTCTCCAAGCAAAGAATAACCCATAAAAATATTCGATTATGCCTTATCAGATGAAAGACTTGACTGGCTCGATGTTCACGAACCAGTACAAGAACCAGCAGGACCCGAATGACCGCAGTCCGCATTTCAAGGGGCACGTCCTGATCAACGGAGTTGAATGGGCCGTTGCTGGATGGTGGGCCTATCCCCAGAACGGAGGCCAGCCCTACCTCCAACTCAAATTCGAGGTTCCGCGCCAACCGCAGGGCCAGCAGCCGTATCAGGGCCAACAGCAAGGCTACCAGCCCCAGCCCGGCTATCAGCCCCAGCCCGGCTATCAGCAGCAACCGCGTCCCCAGTATCAGCAGCAGCCCGCACCGCAGCAAGGTTATCAGCCGGGTTATCAACCCCAGCCCCAAGCGCAGCCGCAGTATCAGCAACCTGCTCCGGCTCCTGCACCTCAACCGCAGTATCAGCAGCCCGCCGCTCCCGGTTATCCGCCGCAGGGTGGCCAGCCTGTTGATGATCTGCCGTTCGCTGGCCAGCAGTAATCCGATGGGGTGGCCACAAACCACCCCAGTCTTTTCACACTATTCGCAATGAAACTGAATCTCTACAACACACCATCTGGACTAAAGCCCTGCTATGATGCTGACTTTGACGAGAAGAAAAAGTTGAAGGTTGGCGAGTACTACACCGCTGAAATCAAGTTGGTGCGTAATCCTCAATTCCATCGTCTTTACTTCGGCCTCATCAATCTGGCGTGGGAATACCTGCCCGAGTCGCAGACCAAAGGCTTCAAGACGAAGGAGAACTTCCGAAAGTATGTGGAAATCGCTGCTGGTTGCTGTGACGTTATCTACCATCCAAAGTTCAAGGATTGGGTGGAGGTTCCGAAAAGCATCAGCTTCGAGAAGATGGATGAGGCCGAGTTCCGCGACGTGTATGAGAACGTCAAGACCGTGATTTTCTCCATCATCGGGCGCTTCGTTTCACAGGAGGAGTTTGAGAAGAATCTGGCCCAGTTCTAAAAATGGATAGCCTCGGTAGCTTAATTGGTAGAGCACCAGATTTTTGATCTGGGGGTTCAGGGTTCGACTCCCTGCCGTGGCACAAATAAAAGTTTTGCCTTATGACAGAAGATATGAAATTGCTGGCCTCCCTCCTGCGGGAGAGGTTTTATACCAAGCCAGAGCTTCGGGGCCTGTTTCACGTCAGTGACCGCGTAATCCGAAAGATGGTGCAGGAACTGAAAAAGCACTACCCCGTAATCAGTACATCCAACCACGCCGGGTGGAAAATCGCGACTACTGCCGCCGACATTCCGCTGGTGGAGGACAGCATCCGCAACAATAGGAGCAAGGCTATTTCAATCTTTGAAGGCCAGAAGCAGTTGCGGTCTTTCCTCGCCCTCCACAACAAGCCCGAATTTGAACAACTAACTCTTGAAATGTGATGGAAAAGAGAATGATTATTTACGTCTTGGCCCGGCTCGTTGCCGTGCTGGAGAAAGGCAATGTTAATGATGTCCTCGTAGATGCCGAGACCTATGCATCCCAGAGCCACGAAAGCGCCCCCCACACGAGCGACAACGCTTCTGATGGATGCGATGATAGGGCGGAGCAGAAAAAGGCCGCAGAAGCCGAATTAGCCGCCACTATCGACCGACTTTACAAGCTGTACCCAACCAAGACCCTGCGCGACGGCATCGAGGTCTCCACAGGAAAATGCAGCAAGGATAAAGTCCGGCTCCGCAACCTTCTCAAAAAGAAGTCGGCGGAAGAAATTGAGGCTGGCATCACCAACTACGTCGCAGAAAAAGGTGGCCGCTATCTCAAAAACTTCGCTACGTTCCTGAACAACTTCCCGGAGCGCGAGGATGTAGAGACGGCCGTCGTTGACGATATGCCGATGCCTTCGTATCAGGACGCATAGCCGTATGGTCAACGAACAAACAATTCGACTGTGGTGGGACCTGTTCAAGGGGCAGGGCAAACTGACAGAGATACGGCTATTGGGAAAGAAGGGGTCGCGGCAAAAGACGTTCAGCGGCTACTTCACCGACATTGACACGCTCCTCAACGAGTTGCGTCAGTTCGCGAATCAGGACTTCGGCATCTACGCCACGCTGAATGCTGTCAACGATGCCTGCTACTCCAGAATCCAGCGCGACCACTTCGTAGAGAGTCCCGTCACCACGAGCGATACTGACATTGTTGGCCGCGACTACGTGATGATAGACTTTGACCCGAAGCGGCCCAGCGACACAAACTCTACGGATGCGGAGAAGGCCGCGGCCCGGGACAGCGTGAACAGGGTGTATGCCTTCCTCCGCGATCAGGGCTTTGCCCGGCCCGTAGTTGCAGATTCCGCCAACGGCTACCACCTGTATTACAAGGTGGCTTTAGCAAATACGGCTGCGGTCCAGACCGTTGTTAAGGACTTCCTCAATGCACTGGAAATGATGTTCGGCAATGATGCAGTTGACATCGACATTTCAGTGTTCAATGCCAGTCGCATCGTGAAGGTGATTGGCACGAAGTCAAACAAGGGCGCAGACACCGCCGATAGACCGCAGCGTGAGTCTTACTTCATCCAAGTGCCGGAGTCCTTCGATGCCACGGATGTCGCCTTCTTCAAGAAGGTGGCCGACACCATCCCAAAGAAGGAGAAACCGAGCCGAAGCAACCGCTTCGCCCCGCAGGAGGACTTCGACCTTGACCAGTTCATCCAAGAACACGACATTGCGATTCATTCGCAGTCAAGGTTCAGCGGCGGTATCAAGTACATCTTGGAGGAGTGCCCGTTCAATAGCAGTCACAAGCACCCGGACGCAGCCCTGTTCAAAATGGATAGCGGAGCCATCGGCTTCCGCTGCCTGCACAACAGCTGCCAGCACTTCACGTGGCGAGACTTCCGTCTCCACTACGACCCGCAGGCATACGACAAGCGAGAGTACTACGAGCACCTGCAGCGGCAGCAGTACTTTGTACCGCAGCCGCCACCGCCTCCAGTACCTGTTGACTTGCCCGTGCCCGAGGATGAGCAGAAGGGCAAGAAGTGGCTGCAGATGTCTGACATCAAGTATGTGGATCCGGCACGAATCCCGTTTGTCAGTACTGGCATCATCGGTCTCGACAAGAAGATAATGGGCCTGACGATGGGCGACCTCTCTATTTTGTCCGGCCTCTCTGGTTGCGGCAAAACCTCGCTGATAGATAACATCGTCCTGAACGTGGTCCAGCGCAATGACAAGGCCGCAATCTGGTCCGGGGAGTTGCAAAGTTTCAGGTTTCAGGCTTGGATAGACCAGATGGCCGCAGGCAAGAACTACGTGAAGGCGAAGCAGGGCTACGACAACCTGTATTTCGCTCCGAAGAACATCTGCGAAAGGGTGAATGAGTGGCTGGACGGAAAGTTGTTCCTCTACAACAACGAGTACGGCAACAAGTGGTCACAGCTTTTCCAAGACGTTCAAGACATCGTGGAAACGGAGGGAGTCCGCCTCGTCGTGCTTGACAACCTGATGGCGTTGAATTTGACGTATCAGGGTGAGAAAAACGACAGGCAGACGGCCTTCATCAACGACTTGAAGGACTTCGCCAAAAAGAAGAATGTTCACATATTGCTGGTATGCCACCCCAGAAAGGAACAGTCCTTCCAGTTGCTCCGTGCCGAGAGTATTGCCGGGACCTCGGATCTGGTCAATATGTGTGACAACCTGTTCATTATGCACAGGGTTGGCCGCGACTTCGAGAAACGTGCGAAAGGCTTCTTCGGTGACTGGATTGTTCAGAGTTACGCCAAGTATGATGTGGTCGTAGAAATCTGCAAGAACCGCAGCTATGGTGTAAAGGACTACCTCGTCGGCCTGTACTACGAGCAGGAGAGTCGCCGCTTGAAGAACGATGTCGCCGAGTACATTGTGTACGGCTGGCAGGATGATGCCGGACAGCAGCAGGCACTTGCCTTCGACGACCTGCCGCCGGACAACGACGAGTTCGAGAAGGTAGAAGATTTGGAAGATTTGCCATATTGATATGCCAATTTCAGAAGTGTTTTGTATGGACTGCCTCGACTATATGCGGAGTATTCCTGACAAATACTTCGATTTGGCCGTGGTGGATCCGCCGTATGGAATCAACGCCCCAGCAATGGATATGGGGAGTTCTAAAGGCAACACCAGCACCGCTACCAAGTTGCGCAAAGGCCGCTTGAATGGTGGTGCTGGAAAGTTGAAGAATCGAGTCCTGAACACGATGTCTTGCGACTGGGACTTCTCGCCACCATCGCCGGAATACTTCGACGAGCTGCGCCGCGTCTCCAAGAACCAAATCATCTGGGGCGGGAATTATTTCCCTCTGCCGCCGACGAGAGGAATCATCTGCTGGGACAAGATGCAGCCGTGGGAGAATTTCAGTCAGGTGGAGCTGGCGTGGACCAGCTTCGATTGCCCGGCCAAGATCGTGCGAATCTCTACGACTGGAGGTGGCAATCACGAGGAGAAGATTCACCCCACACAGAAGCCCGTCTCCCTTTATTCGTGGATATTCAAAAAATTCGCGGGGGGGGGTACGAAAGTACTTGATACTCACCTCGGTAGCCAATCTTCAAGGATTGCTGCTTACTATGCTGGCCTTGACTTCTATGGCTGCGAGATTGACCCCGGCTACTTCAAAAGTGGTTGTGCGCGTTTTGACAAAGAGTGCCGCGGCATAGAGACTATCAACGGCCACGAAATCCAGCAACTGAATTTGTTCGATGCTCCTTAAACCCAATGTCAAGACACGGCTTTGCCTCGACACTGCCTGCCCGAAGCGGCACACTTGCTGGCGCTTTGTCAAGGGCGGAGACATCACCGTTGGCGAGTTCTTCGATCACGAATGGATTGAGGGCTGCGACAACTTCAATAAGTACATTCAACGTTCATTATTTTCATTGTAAACTATGTCTGAAATCAAGCATTACGTTGGCAATATCGAGCCAGCGCCTAACACGATTTTCGTTTTCGGAAGTAACCCGGAAGGCATCCACGGTGCTGGAGCCGCCCGCGTCGCAGTCCAGAAGTTTGGTGCGGTGATGGGGAAAGGGGAAGGCTTACAGGGTCAGGCTTATGCCCTTCCAACCAAAGACCTTCGCGTCAAAGAAAACAACGGGCTGCGGTCCATCAAGCCCGAGGCCATCATTATTTCGATTCAGCGGTTGTATGAGTGCGCAAGAGAGCATCCCGATCTTGACTTCAAAATCGCATATCGCAATACCGACGAGGTGACGCTTAACGGCTATTCCGGCCACGAAATGATTGATATGTTCCTTGCCGCTGGCCCCATTCCCGCGAACATCTGGATTTCGCAGGAGTGGTTCGATACCGGGAAGTTCACATCGGTGGAGATTCGGATCAGGAAGATAGACAATGCTATCAAGGCCCGCTACGCCAGATTTGACCTTCTGTTCTTCAAGGCTTCTGGCTATCTGTTCTCGGACTTCGGCCATTTATACGGCTACGAGAAGGCCGTTATCGACCAAGCCCGGAGCATTGCTGTGTACGTCACAGAAAAGGGTGGTGATTGGGAACCGATTTGGAAGGCATTCAGCGGAGAAGATAGCAGGATTGACACCATCATCGACAACCTGATTAAGGATGGCTACAAGGGCTGGGATGATGGCCATTCCGGGAATAGCGCAGCGCAGTCAGTCCGATTCGCTCATTGCCTTCTTGAACGTCCCGACCTGTTCCCCTTCCTCCACGGTGCAATGGCTGCTCTGGTAGGAGATCAGGGCTACAACGATGATAGAAGTGACCTGCCGAAGAATATCTGATATGGAATATCTTGAATTTTTCTTCGGGGACTTCTGGCACTTTGTGGAACTCTTGATAATATGCTTGGCGCTGGCTCCGAAAATCATCGTTAACAACGAAAAAGAGGATAACAAATGAAGCTGTTGATATATTTCGTGGTCGGTTTCCTGAATGTGTTCCTCCATACGGCGAAGAACATCATCATTATCAAATACCCGTCAAAGGTTGTAGGTAGTTTCGCCAACTGCGTATGCTATACTTTTTCAGCGGTTGTAATCAAATTCATTGCCGAGTATGATATGTTCACGGCTCTCACCGTTCAGGCCACCACAAACTTCCTCGGCTGCTATACCGCTATGTTTTTCACCGAGAAATTTTTGAAAAGAAATGGGAGGAAAAGCAATGAAAGCAACACTTGTTCACAATAACGGCAGGCAGAGGTTCTATTCCCTGTCGGAGCCCATCGCGAAGGGTATGTCCTTGTTCGGACCCTGCGATGTTATGGAGGACATCAAGAGGTATATTTCGGAAAGAATCAAGCCGGAGTACAAAGAAGATGTTCTTGATAGCTTCAAAGACGGCTGCAAGATGATTGCGGTCAGTGATGCACACACTCACATCGAGAGGCTGGTATTTCCAGCCTTCGTCCGTGACAATGGCGAACACTGCATCCTTACCAACGAGATTGATGGTAAGCATACGTTTATGATTGATGGTGGCGACCCCAGATCCGTGTACCCGGATGCGGTCTATCTCCGTCACCTCTGCATCATCAACAACCTGAAATGGGAAGGAGTAGAAGATGGCACAGAGTCGTAAGAAGCGGCAGATAGACGGCCGTCTGGAGTTGCTGCAGAACTGCGACCGTGGCACTCTTGAATCCATCCTGCCAATGTTCCTCACCTTCATCTGGGACGTGGAGCAGTATATGCGGGTCGAGGACTCCTTCCTCAAACCTCCGTACTTCGTTAACACGGACCAATACTTCAATGAGAAGAAGGCCCGGAAGAAGAAGGTCTTGCTTCATCTGAAAACATTCTACAAACTCTTTTGCGATGCTGACGGAACACGACAAGGCTCTCATTGATCAGGCCCGACATCAGCGGTGGGAGGACATCGACGAGGATGCCGCCGAGACCGAGGAAGGCCGTCGCGCCCTCCACGACATCGCCATCAGAAAGTACCACTACGACGAATACAAAGCTGGAATATTATGAGAATCAGAGAATTTTGCGAAACCTATTGCGGGAACAACGTCTTGAAGTACAAGCAAGCCACAATAGACCTTATGGAGAAGATTGAAGAAAGGCTCGAAAATGGGGAGTTGGGAGATTTCTCTACTCGCGTTGGAGCTTGCCACTACGATGTTTCCTGCGCACTCGAAGTGTATAACAAGGAACTGCCGGACTACGACTTCCTCCAGACTGTCGAGAAAGAAATTAAGCATCTTTCTGCGAAATAATCAGTATCGCTATGGATTTTATCGCCCATACAAACTACTGGAATTGGGGCTGGAGTACCCACATTATTGCAGAGGGCGGCATTGCCTGCGTCACAATGTCTTTCGACAATGATGATCCGGGCGTATGTTTTCTTTCTGGATTAAGCGTCGTCCCAAAACATCGAAGGAAGGGATATGCTACCGCGCTTATGTCTTTTTGTGAGCAGATGTGCAAGAAAAACGGAATATTCCGCATTGACCTACGCTCTGTTAAGGTCGATTTCGTTCTGGACTTCTACCACAAGATTGGTTACACTTCCATCCGTGAGAGTGACGGAGTGATACTAATGTACAAATTCATAAAACCTATGGATAAAGTAATCGAAAAGAACAAGCAGATGGACGAGCTGCGGGATTTAGCCCGGCCTCTCCACGACTGGCTGCAGAAAAACTTCCATCCTCACGCCACAATCGTAATCGACTACGACGGAGTAAAGGTCGTTGAGGACGCTATGTGGGTCCCGATAAAAACCGACGAGAAATGAAACCGATTCTTATGACCGAGGAGTACTGGGCCAACTCCCAGTTCTCCGTCGCCAGATATACTGGCGCAATCAAACTGGACGGGCATCGCTACGTGATTGTTGACAAGACCGGGCGCGACATCTTCGAGTTGTCGGCTTTGGCCGAGAAAGAAGGCCGGGAGCAGGCCATTGCCCCCGGTGAGCCTTGCGACCTCATCCGTGAGGACTTCATCCCCCTGTACAAGAAGCACGGCAGAGAAAAGTTCATTGAGGTGCTGAAAGCCAATCCTGAACTGGAGTCTCCCAAACAGATGAAAACCTTATTCTGATATGAAAGCAAAAGACCTCAAACTGGGGAGCATTTGTTATCGCCCAGATACCGATACCATCAAACAACTCAAAGTTGTGCGACTTGGTTTTGACACGGATGGAGACATCCTGATCACATTCCACAACGACTCTATGTATGACAAGGGGCGAAAGGTAAAGCCGGATGCAGAGGCCATTATTATGGAGCACGAATGGATGCTTCATATTTACTTCTCCATTGAAGCGGCACAAACCCGCCAGCGCCGGATCCGCGACCAGAAGATTGCCGATGCAAAAGCCGCATTGGAGAAGGCGGCGCAGCACTATGCCGACACCTACGCCAAGTATCACGATGCTCCGGCATCAGAACCGCAGTAAAAAGTTATCCGTATGGCTCGTAAGGAAAAAGAGGTTCCATTTGAGACCCTTAAAGGCAAAACAATCATACGAATTGACGGACTTCACGAAGATAGTGACGGAATTACCTTTTACACCTCCGATGGCCGCGTATTTCGCCAGTATCATAGACAAGACTGCTGCGAGGAGGTATCGCTGGTAGAAGTGAACGGAGAAGTGCTTTCTCTTATCGGGAGCGAGATACTGATAGCGGAGGAAGTAGATAGCGAAGATACGCCGCCCCGTGACCCCCAGTATGACGATTCCTACACGTGGAGTTTCTACAAGTTGGCTACGGTCAAGGGCTGGGTAGATTTTCGCTGGTACGGCACGAGCAATGGTTACTACTCTGAAACCGTTGACTTGTATGAAATCATAGATACTACGCAAGTTATTGAGCATATCACAACCGTCGATATTGCCGTCTCGGAGAGTGGCCAGAATCGTCTCTATTTCAATGGAGAGGATAATCCAGACATTGAACAATACGTTTTTGATGTTCCAGTAGGAGTATTACTTGCCACGGTCCGCGCCCTATCTCTTGCGGAGGAGCAGTTGTGGAAGATTATTGACACATCAAAATTAAAGCAATGACAGTAGAAGAACTTGGCTACCTCCCTATCGACTGGAGGTATGTCTTTCACCTCAAAGATGGCCGGGACATCACCAAACGCGGGTCTTGGCTACTTACTACTAAAGATGGCCGCTACGCCATCGACGAAAGGAAGGCAGAACTCGTTGAATCCGTTGACCTGTATGAAGAAGAAAATTGAACACTTTGTCGAGGTCTGGAAACTTCCCCTGCATCGTGACGAGAACTCGTCCGTGTATGCGTGGTCCGACAACGGCGTGATGGCCCTTACCTTCGCCACAGACGACGTTTCTCTCATTGATGCTATCATTAACCGCATCAACGACAAAGCCTGCGAAATAAGCGGCAAATGGGAGCGTAGCGGGACAACGTTCTACCGCGATGGCAAATGCGCTTTCATCGTCCGGGGCTGGGGCCATCTCGTCGGCGGCGGAGCCCTGTGCCTTCCGCTGAAAGAAGCGGCTCGGATCCAAGACGAGTTCTGCGACTACATACTGGAGCAGCTTACGGCGTGTATCAAAACCATTCGCTGCCCCAAATGCGGGAAGGTCCAGAAGGCTTTGGTCCGGCACACGCCCATCTTCGACGACTTCACGCACCATTGCGATGGCTGCGACTACTGGATAACAGAATCCGAGTGGGAGGAGGTGGAATAAAGTGTTTACAACGGTCTGGACGGAGGAAAAGGTAGATTACCTACTCCGGCACTTTTCAAACACGGCAAACGCCGAAATAGTGGCTGCTACTGGCGTGTCAGAGCGCACTATCCAGCGCAAGGCGAAGGCTCTGGGCTTGGTGAAGGATCCGGCATACATCGCAGACGTGGCCCGCAACGGCCTGATGCAGATAGAATACCTCCGGCTTACTGGTCACAAGATGGGCCCGCCGAAGGGCCTGCGCTGTAATCCTGCCGGAGAGTTCAAGCCCGGCCACAAAGAGAGCAAGGTCACACGGGCGCTGCGTATTGCCTCGCTCCGGGCCCGCTCCGAATCTGAACATCAACGCATCGCGAGAGGCTTGAAGCCGAATACGCGGTGGAATCTGAAAACGAAATGAGCAAGAAGAAAGACATTGATAGGCAAAAGTACAGGCAGATATATGCCGATGTCGAGGCCAGTACTATCCCCGAAGAACTGAAAGTCCTCTACCTAATGGCCAATGCCACCGAGATTATGAGTACGCAGTGTTTTGAGCGATTGAAACGGGTCTTTGCCCGGAACGGCTACATCATCAACGAGAATGAGTTGCTGACGGGAATCACCCAGTACTGCAAAATGATTAAGCAGGCCACGTTCCACTTCTTTGAGAGGGTGGAGCCGCAGATACAGGGCGCGACCTTCTTTGCTGGCAGAGACGAAGGAGACACCACTGGTGATGCCAAAGCCTATGACAACTTCAACGCAAGTTCCAACGAGATATGCCGTTTGGTCCTACTACACGTGGACCGCACCTCTCGCAACAGCGACGGCTATGCCAAAGTGTTTAAGACCCTGCGCCAGTTGCCGAGTGCGGGTCTGATTGCTGATGAGGATATTTCAAAATACAAAATGAGAAAATTATGACACCTGTAAAATTTGATGGCTGTAATAAGGTCTGGGCCGAGAACCAGCCAGAGTATAATCCGCTCCCCGCACAGCAATATGGTCCCGTGTCTATCACCTGCTACAAGCTCACTCTCAAAGAGCGCATCAAAGTGTTGCTCACGGGTCTGATATGGTTCGGACAGATGAACTTCAACCAGCCGCTGCAGCCCCAGCTTCCCGCCCTTGACAAACAAGACCTGATAGATGCGATATGATTGACGTTGGCGACCGCATCTGGTGGGAGACGATAAGGGGTCCTTGTTCCGGCATCGTGGAAGAAATAAGGCCGGACGACAATTTCTTTGTCCGCCTTGACAGCGGAAAATACGTAATCGTCCACGAATTAAGCGTCTCAAATTGGGAAAAACCCAGCAAACAATAATTATCTATGATTTGGATCCGTCTCTTGGTAGGAGTGATATTCTTCCTCCTGCTTCTTTATTACGCATCGGTCGTGATGCAGAACTATGGCGTGATTGAGTTCACGAAGCGACCTATCACCTTCGGCAAAGGACTCATCCCGTTCTATTACTGGATCGCATCCAGTACTCCCAAGAAAGTCAAGAAGCGTGTTAAACCCAATAATTCAAAATAAACAGTTATGCAACCTTTAAAAATTAAGAAATCCCACATTATCGGGATCGTGACTGGAGCCATTGCGCTGCTCCTTCTCATTATGTCCACAGCTCTCTTTGAGGATGCGAACAAGTCCAAGAACTATGTCTGCCAGATGCCCGTGACGGGAGCCTACCACGTCTGGACCGACGGCGGTCTGCAGTGGCAGGGCTTCGGCAATGTAGAGAGCTACAACAAGACTTCACAGGTGGAGTTCTCCGACCTGCAGAAGGACGAGAACGGATATGTGGCCGTTGGCAAGAATCCGGCTGCAGCCCTTACCTTCAACGACAAGGGCCGCGGTATGATTGTCGGCAGCTTCCGTGTCGTACTCCCTGTTGACAGTCAGAATATGCAGAAGATTCAGCGTGACTTCGGCGGCGAAGAAGCGTTGATTAGCAACCTCGTCCGCCCCACGCTGTATAAGGTGGTTACGGCCTGTGGCCCGCTGATGTCAAGTCTTGAATCTGTGTCCGAGACCAGAACGGACCTCATCTTCTACATCACGGACCAGTTGAACAATGGCGTGTACAAGACCCGCTCCGTCAAGGAAGAAGTGGTTAACGACCTTACGGGAGACAAGGAAATCAGGGTCCGTTCCGAGATTGTTACAGACGGCAATAGTGCTGGTGGCTATCTCCGTCAGGAGGTGTCTCCTTTTTCGATGTACGGCATCAGTTGTGGACTCGTCTCTATTTCAGACATCAAGTATGACCGTGCCACGCAGGACCAGATCGACGCACAGAAGGCGGCAAACCTCGCCGTTATCACGGCCAAGACAAAATCTCTGGAAGCAATCCAGCGCACGGTCCAGATTACCGAAGAAGGAAAGGCCACGGCAGAGAAGGCGAAGTGGGAACAGGAAAGAGAAAAAGCAGTAGCCGTTACCAAAGCTGAACAGGAGCGTGAGGTTGCGAAACTCGCTGCAGAGAAGGCCAATTTCGAGAAGCAGCGCATCATCGCAGAGGGTGAGGCGCAGGCCGCTGCTAACCGAGCCAAAGTCGCCGCTGGCCTCACACCGCAGGAACGTGCGGAATGGGACTACAAGACGGCCGTCGGTATTGCGGAGGCGCTTGCCAATAGCAAGGTGCAGTGGGTCCCCGATGTCATTATGACCGGGAACAGTAATGCAAGCAACGGAGCGATGGATGCCGTCGGCTTGAATATGCTGCTGGATGTCGTCCAGAAGATTAACAAGAAGTAGTATTATGAATAAGACCATCATTGCCATCGACCCGGGTGAGAAGGGGTTTATCACCGTTTATCGCGACGGCAGCTTCACCTTCTACGCTATCGCCGACCACGACCGCGAAGAACTGGCCCGGATCATCAACTCATACTTCGACCCGTTTGAGCCCGTTGTCGCCGTGATGGAGGAAGTCCACGCCGTTTTCGGCTCCAGTGCAAAGTCAACATTTAACTTCGGAGAAGTGTTCGGCTTCCTGAAAGGCATCCTCATCGCCAGCGGCATCCCGTATCATCTGGTGCAGCCGAAGTCGTGGCAGTCTGAAATCTGGATCAATGAGGACAAGGTGTGGCGGTACAAGGTCGATGGCAAGAAGATGGTTGATACCAAGAACACATCTATTGCCGCGGCTCGTCGCCTGTTCCCGAACATCGACCTCCGTCGTACTCCAAAATGCAAGGGGCCGGACGACAACAAGGTCGATTCCATTCTCATTTGCGAATACGCCCGACGCAAAAACCTTTAACAATCATATACAGTTATGGCACAAGAAGAAATGCTTATCGTTCCTACGCAGGAACTCGCCTTTGCCGTGAAGAAAGACGGCTCCATTATCTCTAACTTCACCGAAAAACGGGGGGGGGGTAGAAGAAGTTGATGTTAAGGCACTTACGGCCTTTTTCAAGGGTCTGCACACCTTTATCCAGACCTGTGACGAGAAGGTTCTGATGGCTTATGCTTTTGTCGATTTGCTCGAAAGTAAAGACATCCATCAGGAAATCATCAAAAGAATGGAAACCATTAAAGACAAACATAATGAGTAAAGAAACTTCTTCCGCATCTGGCGGTATCGGATTCCTCGGCCTGCTGGCCATCGTGTTTATCGTGCTTCGGCTCTGCAACGTGATTGCTTGGAGTTGGTGGTGGGTACTGGCCCCTATCTGGATTCCCGTCGCAATCGCGATCATCGTCCTGCTATTCTTCGTGATCCTCGCGGCGATAGCGGGTAGAAACGACTTTCCCGACGACTGCGACTACTGATATGGGTGTACAAGGCAAAAGAGGTGCGCCACAGCCGCCTGCCAAAGCCTTCAACCGCACATCTGTCCTGACCCGGCTCACCGTTCACGAGATTGAATATGCGCTTTGTTCCTACTACGGCATCCGCAAGCACATCATCGTTCCGAACGTGAGCTGGGGCTTTTTCCGGGAGCACGAAGCCGATTTGGTTGTGATTACCCCGGCAAACTACCTCACCGAGATAGAGATTAAACGGAGCTGGCGCGATTTCCTCAAAGACTTCCGCAAGGATAGTTTTCACAACGACAACCGCATCAAGAGTTTCTACTACTGTGTGCCGGAGTGTATGGTGGAGCCCTGCAAAGAATACCTCTACTCGGATCCTGCACTGGAGAGGAAACACGGCAGAATCGGTCTGATTAGCTACGACGAACTGGGCCGCATCTGCTTCGAGCGAAACGGCGAAAGGGAAATAGCGTTGAAGCTGACGACGGCAGAGGCGCTGGAGATTGCAAGGCTTGGTACGCTTCGGTTCTGGGACACCAGAAAGAGGCTTGATGAAGGCTATAACGACGAACTGGTCCAGCGCCTCCGCAGCGAGATTTCCTTCCTCCGGGCGGAGTTCAAAGCCGTGGCCGGATATGACATTAGAGAAGAATTATGATTACGGAAAAAGACATTTTGTTCGGCATCATCCATCGCGGCAATAAGTCCGAACTTATCATCAACCACGACGACCCCAAACTGCCGCAGATCCTTATGGGTGCGCTCTCTTTCCTTGCCGCCACTGACGAGAATTTCTATTCCGACCTCAAAGGCGTGATTCAGAACGTGGACGAGAATGGCGACAAGATACGGGAGGCCGTCGCCCGGCATCAGGCCAGCGGCGCTATGGTCATAATCAAACCCGGAAACGTGAAATCGTGATGGAAAAGATTCCGACCATCGGAGAAAAAATATCTCCAATCCTTGTAGAAATCGAGGAAACGCTGTGGGAGCACGAGGCTACTCTTGCCACGAAGCCGGAGTACACTTTGGCCGGGTTTCGGGCCGCGGCAAAGATATTCACATCGGCAATGATGGACTTCACCTTTAGTCGTGACGCGGCGATGGGAATGAACATTCAGCAGATGGCGGCAGATGCCGAGAAGCTGGGTCAAGACCTTCGCAACCTGATGCTGAAATATACTGGCATTGATAGTGTAAAATTGTACAATAGCAATGAAAAAGGAAGTAATTGAGAACTGGATTCAGGAAGCCTACGCCATCAACAAGGCAAACGGCTTCCACGACCACGAGCATCCGCACTCCAACACGTGCCGCCTGATGCTGATTGTGACCGAGATTTCGGAGGCAGTTGAAGCCGACCGCAAAGGCATCCATCCACGAGAACTCAACATTTTCGAGGAGGCGTGCCGGACTTGGGACGGCAACAAACTCTGGGAGACGACGGGCTACGCCCAGACCTTCCACGACCACATCAAGGACTCGTTCGAGGACGAGCTTTCGGATGTCGTAATTCGGTGCTGCGACTTCCTCGGCTGTCTCGGAATGACATTTGAGCAGGCGTTTAAGAAGCCGTGGGAACCTATCAATCACCAGAACTACGACACCTTTGCTGACGAGGCTTGGTATTGGGTCTGGCTCCTGTGCGGGAACGACCACGCCACCAATGTTACGGCAGCGGCGAACGTTGCCGGACTTCTGCTGCAGGTCTGCGACTACTGCGACATCAACGACATCGACATCGCGCAGCACGTTGAGTGGAAGTTGAAGTACAACAAGACGCGCCCGTTCCGGCACGGCAAAGCCTATTGATGCTATGGAAATAGAGATAGATAACTTTCAGGAAATAGCGAAAGACCTCCGCTTCGATAGTGACGACGACTTCTACTTCCTCCAGATTCTGCAGCGGAAGAAGGACAACCCAACCTTCCCGCAGAACAACAGGCTGGTCCGCTACTACGTGATTCGCAGCCTCGACTACTTCAATAGCATCGAGGCCGAGGTCAAGGCTATTTGTCAGGCGGTAACGGCTCGGGCCTACATCAGCCTCAACCGACGCTCGTTCAGGAAGTGTACCATCGCCGCTTTGACAGAGCTGGCCACCATCATCCGTTCGGACCAGTACGTGCATCTGCCGTCGCTGTTCACATCGGTTGCTGGCAGCACCAATGCTGATCCGCGCAAGACTTGGATCGTTGACCTTGACTTCAAAGACGACGAAAGAGAGTTGAGCGTTATGGGATTCATCAAAGGTCTGGAGCCGGACCCCGGCATCAACAAGGTTGAAATGATGCTGGAGACGGTACACGGCGTTCACCTAATCACGCGGCCTTTCAACCTGCAGCGGTTCAAGGAGAGGTTCCCGGACATCGACGTTCACAAGGACAATCCGACCCTGCTCTATTTCAAATCAACATCAGAAGGATGAAACACTACTTTGAATATCCTATCCAGAAGGCTACCGCTGAAATGATGCGGAATGCCGGACTTCTTAATGCTGCTGGCTGCAACTACGGCTACGCCTTCGACATCTTCCTTGAAAAAGGAATCGTAATCTGCATCGTGCCGAAAGCGGCCCCGGAATCAGTCCTCAACGACAAAGATGTCATTCCAGACATCGAGGCCGTGAAGTGGGATGCCTACATCAACGGCAACTGCATCCCGGTGCAGTTATCTTGGCAGGATGCTGCAGAAGCGGCCATCGTCGGTGCGATTGACTTCGCCAGATAGAGCCTCTGTTAAAAAAGGAAGGGAGGTAGCCGTCGTGGTTGCCTCCCTTTTTTTGTGGGTTAATATCGCGCTAAATCAGCGCAATGAGCCAGATCAGGACTCCGCCAGCGAAAGCCGCGACGAAATCCTTCCAATCAAACACCTTCGTGGTGATGATGTCGAACACTTCTTTGGCGATGCCGATAGCGGCTGCAGCAATCAGTGCGGACCAGCACCAGCCCGTCCAAATCACGAGCGCTGCGGCCACGATAAGGCCAGCCATAAAGTGAAACCATTTGTCCTCTCCTACTTTGTAGAGAAGGGCAACAAACTTATCCCAGAGTTTTCTCATTGTGTGTTGGTATTAAGGGGTTATTTGAATTTGCCGGATTTAACCTGCTGGCAGCAGTCAGCAATCCAACCAGCGAGATACGTAAACGGCTCTTGGTTGTCTGGCGTGATTGCGCACTCGCAGTAGTTAAAGATTTCGAGGGCCACGTGGTCGGATTCGTGCGTAATGGTCCCTGTGGTCATTGCGGCCTTGCTCCTGAATCTTATCAAAAGGCCAGCGCGTTTCGTTGGCTTCTGCCGCGTCACTCTCGTTACGTCGGCATCCGCATCCTTATCCATTTCGTCGATGTCGTCACCGAACATATCACGAAGGCAGGACACGTTCGCGCCGACTGCGATCCAGACCAGACGCGGATAAATTTGAGGGTCGAACTCGTGTATCTTTGTTACTTTCTCGCTCATTTCCTGAATAGATTATATGATAAAGAGAAACTGCCGACAACGCCGTGCCACTGCAGTCCGTTGTTATATCCCCAGTTGTAACTGATTCCGGGCCTGAACTGCCACCTTCCGCTCCAGACGTTTAATTCAAGTCCGGCTCCTACAGACAACACATTCGCGCCAACGAATCCGCTCACGACTGGTGAAAACGACCACTTCGGAGGGTATAGCTCCGGCACTGGCACAATCTTCGTCTCTTGGTAGCTCTTATGCCAAAGCATCTTGCTGGCATAGCCCTCAACCAAACACTCGTATGTCTTGTTATCCGTGAACGTGGTCTGATTGATAGGGACAGCGATGTATGTCGTGTCGTGAATAGTCACAAGCGCGGGCTTCCGCTCCAATGAATCACGGTATGCGGCCAGTATCGCATCGTAAACGAGAATGGTCCCGGCTGGAACCAACTCGAATCCTGCCGGGATTTCTGCCTGCTGCGGCTTATAGTCAACGATAGTGTCGCGGATGTAGGTTGTGTCCCTCTGCGGCGGAACAGGCTCAATTTTGGCCGTTTTTCGGCCAGTGAGAAACCCGGTCCCAAACAGGAGCAACAACACGCCAAGACAGATGGCGACATTCTTCAACGTCTTTACCATACAATCTCCTCCCCGTTGGCCTTGACCAGCCTATGAAAGCCGAAACTCTCCCACCTCCGCAACCATCCGTTCAGGAACTTTTCGTTGTTGCCTTTCTTCGCAATCTGGAGCAGAGCCGATGCCCGCTCCGCCTTAATGCGGTTGAAGGTGTAAACTGGCTTGTAGCTGGCCGTGGATTTGTTCAGGGCGGCAAGGGTTACAGGACCGACGACACCATCCTGTTTCAGACCGAGAGCGGCCTGCACAGATTTGATTGCCGTTTTCACACCGCTGCCCCAGCCCCAGTTCACGCAGATATTGGCAATACCCTGCGACAGGATGTTGTCAGCCTGCCACGGATCCCAGTACATCGTTTTCATAATGTCGAGCCATTCCTGATCCGTGATGCGTTTGAGGTCGGCCACCGTCGGGGCTTTCTTCCCCTTCCGCCTGCAGTAGTCGGTGTAGGTGGAAATGGTGATTCCTTTCATCGTTGCGCCACCCCTGTCGTCAGGGTCATTGGCAAAGCCCCCCTCCCAACTCTGGATGAAGGGGGCCAAAATCTTAATATTCGCCATCGTCAGTGCCGTTGTTTTGAGGCAGACCTTCCTCGTTCCTCGCCGAGTGAATGCGGATGAGTTCGGCCAAGTCCTCTTTGGTAATTAACTTGCTGATGAGTTCCGCCGCCTTCTCCTGCTGCTTCTTCGTCTTGGTATCGGCCTTCTCCCTCACGCTCATAAACTCAACGATAAGGAGGAACAAGCCAACGAGCAGGGAAACAACAGGGACTCCGACAAGAATATTCACTCCGATGAGGGTGTAGAACTTGCAGAAATGGACGAACACATCGGCCATCGTTGCAATCATCAGCCCGCCTTCATACGAAATGAACTTTGTCAGGGTGCGGCGTAAGGCTTCGCTGGTGCGCAGTTCACCGCGTTGCTTTGCTTTGTACAGGCCAGCGCCGAGGTCGATAATCATTGCCGCGAGGACAAAGAACATAACAACCACTGCGATCTGGAACATCTGGCCAGTGTCAATGAATAGGTTTTCCATCATCATATTGTGTTATTTGGTTTCTTCGTCAGAATCAACAATGTTCTGCTCAAAACTATCTTGGAATATTGGTGTGAGGCCCTTGATAAACTCGCGTAAGAACGACATTTCCTCATCGTTGAACGACACCGGGCCTTCTGATTTGTAGATACGCATCGCGATGTCGTGTCCCATTATTCCGTTTGTGTTTTTGTAAATGAGGTCAGAAATGTCAATCGAATAATCGACAATGATTGAACTTTCCTGACGAATGTCCGTGAACATACGGAACTCTCTAAAATTGATTGTTTTCATATTGTGATACTTTAACTATTTAATCCTCAACGTGGAGAGACATCACGCAGTTTGACGAACCATAGAAGAATAGGACGATGAAGGCATTATAGGATGTCAGGCCGAAAGTCCCGGTCTTATTTCCGCCGTTCAGCCACACCGAGCTGCCGTTGCAGTTGATTTTCAACAAACCGCCACCAGTCTTAATAATGTGGGCTGTTTGGCCCTTTGCTGGTGATGAAGGAAGGTTGAGTGTTACTTCATTCGTATTGTGGATAAATACGTTGAAATCGTCCCATCGCAAAGTATATGGGAAGTCGGAATTGGCGAGGTATCGGTATTGCGGCCTTAATCCAGCGATAACACCTGTTTCGAGCCATAATGCGGTTGTAATTTTACCACCAACATAAAGCCCCGTATCAATATCGTAATCGGAATATATGCGAATCTTTGAAGAACCGCCAGCGGCATTGAGTTCCACAAATCTCTTACCAGAAGAAGATGCGCTGTTCTGGATGTATATTCTTCCTTGCTGAATACCAGTATGAGCGGATCCATAAGAATCGCCAGTCGTTCCGATCGCGGAAGTACTAATGGAGAATCCTCCAATAGTTCCGCCACTCGCAACAATGTTCGTAGTTGTTAGTTTTCCCGTGCTGTCAATCCTTGTAACAGAATTAGCCGGAGTAGAACCTCCTATCCAAAACGGATATTTGCCACTAACGCTGTCAACGGTATAATTGCTCATATCGCCTATTTTGGCGATAATGTTATTGTTTGAATCCTTTACCGTCAACTTACTAACTGTAAGCGCACTGATAAAACCAGTATTTGCGGCAAGGTCATCAACGTCAATGAAGTCAGCAACGATTTTCGATGCGAGAATGAGCGGAGACACAAGAGGCTGGAAGTTGTTGACGGCCGTCCAATAGTTGACATTCCCAAGAGGGATGCTATCACTACTGGTGTGGGTGCGGATGCACTGATACGCCTTAAAGCCACTATCCCCAATCAGAGATAATGGCTTGTTGACACATATATCAATAATCCGCTCCGTTGCGCCCCCGGTGAGGTTCAGGTCGTAGTGGTACTTCTTACCAGACTGCCAGAAACTGACACGATAAGAAATACCGACTTCGCCCTGCTCTCCGTCTTTCGGCCTGCGGCGCACAGTTATATGACCTTGTGCCTTTGCCATAGACCAGCCTCCTATGCGTTATCCAGTTCCAGTACTACGGCAGTGGCCACCTCCTTTGCCGTGGCCCGCCACTCCTGAAACTTCTCGAACTCACGGGCGTGAGCCTCTGTGTCGGAGCCGTTGGCAAGGATGGCTTCAACGGCATCGGCAGAATACTTGTCACGGACAATGGCCGACACGATGCTGCCGTAGTCAATGCTTTTCACATCAACGTTTTCGCAGGTCAGGACCTCAACCGTCCCGCCTTCCATTTCCTTCTCCTCCAACGCAAAATCGAAGAAGATGCGGGTGATAACACCCTCACGCAGGACTTCCAGTTCAGGAACGTCGCCGCCAAGATAGTCACGATATACTTTCATAATGATAAAGGTTTATAAGTCAACAAATTGGTAGGAAGTCTTTCCGCTGCCGAGGTCTTTTCGCTTGATGGCCACTCCCGATACCGGGAAAATCTCTTTGCCCTGCGACTCCAGATCCGAGCACTGGTCCAGCACATCCTTTATGCTATGAGAGTTGGTGATGAATTTCACCTTCTCCCCACTGTGCTTCAACTCCACCAAGACCACGTACCTATCGTTGTTCTTCTTCGCGTGGTCCTTGATGTCGGTCGTGTCAATATTGCTTTGGAAGTCAAGAACCGTCAACTCCGTATTGATGATGTCCGAAAGCTGAACCTGACGCACGTCAAAGAACTTCTTCCCGTCCTTCAACGTGCCTCTTACCGTCTTGATTCCTTTGTCTGCAAATCCCATATCTTTTCCTGTTACTTTCTTCCAGAGGTGGCGGCATCTGCCATACATACACCAGCCTCTATAACTATCGTCTATTTCTCTTATTCGTCTCCGGCTCTTTACCCGCTGCCGGGACGCTATAAACCGCTTCTTGATGCTTTTTCGCAGCCTCATATTCTCGCGACTGAACTCATACCCGAGAAAGTCAATGCTGCGACCTATGTCCTCTCTGCCTCCACCTTTTCTTCTTTTTCTTTCCATAGTGGCGTAACGGTGCGTAAAAACCACTTGACTTTACAACCAAGCCCCTCGCCTCCGCCAATTCATCGTACTTATTCAGAAGGAAACGGGCCTCGGCCTTACTCCGGGACAACATCACCATATCATCGCAGTTGCGATGCAGCTTGGCGTGATACTTCTCCGTGAGGATGTGGTCAATCTCATTGTGGTTGAGGTTTCCGATCATCCCGCTTATGTAAGCGCCAATTCGTACACCTCTCCTTCTTTGCTCTTTCATCTGCTAAAGCCTGTTCAATTTCATCACCGCTGTCGTAATCCAGTACGCAAATCTTCATCAGTGTTATGAACTTCTCGTCCTTGAACTTGTGCCGAAGCGCTCGCTCCAAATACTCCGGGCTGATGCTCTGGTAATATTTTTTGCAGTCGCTTTGGGAGAACCAGTTGTAGTGCGGGTTGCGACGAAGAATCCGCTTCACGCGCTTTACTCCATACAAACAACCTCTACCCTTGATGCAGCAAGAAGTATCTGCAATCAGCGTCTTGTTCACTATCGGCTCTATCACCTGCACTATGGCGTGGCTCATAATCTTCCACGGCATATAATCCTCATCATCCAAGTCCCGAATCTTGCCCTTGTCAGCCTTCCGTTTCAGCTTCCGGCTGTGATGGGGCGGGAACTCCAGCGACAGAATCATCTTCTGCAGATTATCTATCTGATTCTCGGCATCTGCATTAAAGTCGCGGATCTGCTTGCTGCGTTTGGCCTTTCCTCCTCGCTGGGATTTCTTCACCGCCCGCCTCAAATTGTCCTTATCCGCAATCTGCTCCAGTATGTAACCTACTTTCTTCGTCATACATCTTGTTACTTAATTCACTGCAGGAAGTCCTGCATATATGAATCCGCCCGAAGCGTTGGACCCCTGCCCGGCCTTCCTCACGGCGGCAGAAACAAAGTGCCGCACACTGGAGTCTATGCCATTAGCAGGACCTACATTAGCCTCGCTTACTCACCCCTACAACTGGGTGGCCTTTCCGCATTCGATATGTTTTGACAACGCCATCACCGCATTTCTGCCCGATGGGGTCAAGGTTGAGGGGACTCGCTGCCCGGTATTTATCCGGGAGAACGAAACAGGGTTTCTTTCACATTGTATGACGCGCCCCGATGTTCGAGTTCGTGTTCGACCAAGCGTTGTTCGAGTTAGCGTAGAACGGACCCGAGTTCGCCCCGTTATTCGAGTTACCACCGACCAACAGGACCTCAAACACCGACACTAATGTCCCCTCCCACCTACCACGACCTGCTACCCGACCTTCGGCGTAGTGGTGCGGCTCCGGGCCGCCTTCGCAGCCTCGGCCCGCACCATCGTGGATTCGATGCCGTAGAGCCAAGTCCTGAACCCAAGTTCAAGGACTGACGTTCATATTTCAAAGAACTGTACTACAAGTCGCGACCGTCAACGAACTGGACTTGGCCGTAATACGCAGGACGCGCCCCGATGATCGAGGTCGTGGGCGACCAAGCGTTGCCCGAGTCAGCGTAGAACGGACCCGAGTACGCCCCGAAATTCGAGTTACCACCGACCAACAGGACCTGTCCCGTATTGTTGCCATAGTAGTAGTCACTCCAAGCGTAGTTGCTACCTCCGTTCAGAGTCTTGGCAAAGATGTCAAAGTCAGCACCTTTGAGCATTGCGCGGACGTAGCCACTGGTCGTCTGGCGTACCAGCTGGCGGAACTTACCGCTCGGGTGCGAGGCCAGTTCGGAAGAAGAAGGCATCCTGTTACCTTCGTAGAGGAAGATTTCTGTTCCGTCCTGATCGTTGTTCGCGGAATTGCCGAAGAAGCAGCCCTGAATGAACTCCCACTGCGCATTCCAGAAGTCCTCGACACCAAGCACAGAAACGTGGCAGGAATCGGCCTGTGCATCGGCATCGGAGATAGCGACGCTACCAGTGGCATCGCCCAGTCCCTTCGTCTTGCCCGTGAGTTTGAGGACGGCGCTGGCCAGAGTCTTGTCCCAAGCAACACCAGCGCTTCCGCCGACACCCTGACCGATGCTGGCCTGAATGTTGGCATTGCCGTTGCTTTCGCAGAGGCACATCATCGCGATCCACTTCCAAACATTGACATTTGTCAGGCCCCAGTTTGCGCCGAAGCTCTGGGCCGCATTCCAGTAGCCGTTGATGCTCTTGGAACTGGTGTCGAAGTTGACATCACTCCGGCTCACCAGCTTGCCGCCGGAGATAGAGCCTTTGTATGCGCCAACGACAATGTACTGGTTGTTTCCGGCGTTGGCCAGATAGTGCTCGCTGATCGGCTGCTGGCTCAACCACAGGTACGGAATGCTGGTCTCTGCGTCCAGCAGGTACAGGAAATAGAGCCGAGGACCGATAACGACAACGCTGCCCCGGCTTTCGTCAAGGACAGTACCATCAGCGAAGATGGCGGAGTTGTTGGGATGCAGCTTCGCGGCACGGCCATTGGCATCCATCAGGTAGCGGCCCACCTGCGCTTTGTAGGCGGCATAGGCCGACAGGTTGCCAACCATTCCCCACGCCGGGTTGGTCTGGAGCTCATCCTTGATAGGGATGCCCCACGCCACCTCGTGCAGGAGTTCGGTCTGGCCCTCGTTGATTGATTCAAGGAACTCCTCAACAGTGATGCGGCGGACACTGCCACCGGCCTCAACGATTACGGAGTTCGATTTGGTTAGCGAATGAACTTGCGTCGCAGAACCAAGATTCTTATTTGCCATAACTATTGGTATTTAATTGTTAATCAGTCCAAGTGACTTCGGACACAACTTCCACGTCCTTCTCAACGCCTCCGGCATCGGTCTCGGCAGTGGTTACTTGACAGATGCAGGTCGCAGCAGCAACACCGGGCTGGACCGTTTTCAGGATTCCCCAAGAATCCTTATCCATCACCAGCATCTTCCACATACCGCTGACATTAACCTCGGTATTGGTACGGACGTTCACGACGTATGCCTGAACATACACCGGGTTATTGACATCAACCTCACGATTGGCGTTGGCCGTGGTCCCGCCACTGTTCACGTAGCGGTGCTCAACGTGGAAATCATCGTTGGTGTCAATGATGCGGATTCCGGCCCGGAATACGGGCGTAGTGTCCCCAGCACTCTTATAGAACTCGGCTATGATGAGCTGCGTACCATCAACGTCTCCCGTGTTGACAGTAATGCTGGCTCCGCTCTTTCCACTCCACAGCACGTCGTCCTTGTACCATTTCACGGCGTAGTTAGACTGCTCCGTGCTGCCGAGGTACAACTTCGTGTTGATGGTGGCGGAAGTGACCTGCGGCGTAAGCTGCTCGGTTGTGGCGTTGATCGTGCCGTAGTAGGAAGAAGCACCTACACTCTGAATCTGAACGTCGATGCTCTTGGAGAGGTTGTATTCAACCCCGGCCACGGTTGCAACGCAGTTGTAGGTCAGGTTGTCGCTGGCCACGTTCGTAGCGCTGGCAAGGTTCGCGATGATCTTCAACGCGCCAGTGGCTGTGTTGAGTTGGAACTTGCCCGTAGAGTCTGTCGTCCAGTCGCCGGAACTGGCCCCCGTAAACAGAAGAATCTGGCCGTTGTAGGACCACTGATGTCCGCCAAGACTAACGGTATTGCCGCGGGCGGAAGTCACCCTCGGTGTGATAACAGGCTGATTGGCGGCTACCGTCCAATCGGGGGTAACGTCGCCAGTCACAGGGTCAACCCCCTGAAACAGGGGTACTCCGTTCAGGTCAAGGCTGATGAAGAAGGTGTCACCGTTACGGAGTCGCTTGACGGTGATACTGCCTTGTGCGCTTAAATTACTCATTTCCAATCCTCCTCCTGTAGGATTCTTTCAGTTTCAGAGGCGGAATAAATAGTTCCGTCTATGGCGAGAAGTTTCTCCTCCTGCGTCTGGCCCGGCACAACTCCCAACTCCTTCTCATTGATGAGAATTTGTCCGTCCTTCTGCCGATGGCCATTGCTTCGGATGCCGCACATCAGGACCTTGCCTCTGTTAGCGATGATATACTTCATAATTAGTTGAAAATTAGTTTGTTGCCGTTCTCGTCAACGAACTGATTCCCGCTCTCGTCAATGGCGAAATCGTGCTGTCCCTTGATTTCGGCCTCGGTATAGATGTCGAGCCAGTCGTCGTTATAGTTGATACCGATACCAGTCTTGGCCAGCGAGAACAACGTTTTTTCTCCCTCGTTGTGGACCAGTTCGGTGATAGTGGCAGAATCTGTTTTCCAGATAATTCGGATAATATTCTCCGGGCAGTCAACGATGTTACCATCGCTATCAACCATAGCCGTGTCGAAGCGCTGAACATCGCCGGGATTGATGCCTGTACCATTCGTAGGACGGCAGTTGAACTCCTGATAAACCCTGTTCACGGAGAACTGGAGCTGCGGCTCGATGCGGGCTGAATCCGTAATGATAGCCTTGATCAGGTAGTCGGACTTCGTTACCACACGAAGATCAAGGGTGATTGCCGTAGGAGTGATGGCTACGACCTCGCCAGTACCTGCCGTCAGTTCTACAAAGGTGTTGACACCAGTTACGCGGTACAACTTGATGCTGTAGCCAGAAGTAACCCGATTCGAGCCCTGAAACAGGGAAACGGGTATTTCGCGGATATAGGCGTTTTCGTCCTTTGCCGCGGCTTCGGCTGCAGCACTCGCCGTTATCAGGCCGTGCGCCACCTTGTAATCGTACAGATGCAACTTATCCTTGAAGGGGTTGTACTGGATGATCTGGTCGTCACCGATGGAAAGCGAATAGCTGTCCTCCGACACGTCTTGGGTGGATAGGATGAAGGCATCGCTTACCACATCGAGGACAGTGCCGAGGCGCGGATCCGTTATCTTTCCCTCGAAGTGGAGACTGTACTGTTTATCCGGGCTTACGTTTTCGTTCAGCGTGATGGAACCGCGATAGTTCGAGTCCGTGTTGTCGATAACGTACTTGGCACGGCCATCGGGAAGGGTTCCGTTCCAGTCCGGGTGCAACGAAATCTCAATGCCGTCCACGAACCACTTCATATTGGTAAGGACGGCGTTGCCGTACTGGTTGTGCCACGACCCGTCGTTGGCATTGGCCATAATCATCGGCCAAAACGTAGAGGGCGACAGGCGGCGGTTGGGCTCATACTCATCATTTGCAGAGTTGTACACCTGCATAGCGGGACTGCCGGGAGTAAGGCACTCTATCGACACCGCCAAATTCAGAGGGGCGTAATCTACCCTGATTCGTTTCTTGTTGCTAATCATATCGTCAAATTGTATTCGGCGCTGTCGCCATCGGAAAGCACAGCGGTGATGGTAAACAAGGTGCTGACCCCAATAGTGGCGAGGTCGCTGTAGTTCTGATTATGTTCTATGACTATGCTGCCGCGGAAGTTGACCGCTTTGCTGGAGAGGTTCCAAGCCGCATCCGCCAGCGGGTCGCCGCTATCGCGCTCAATCCGCCACGCAACGACATCTGCAGTCACATCGTCCCAGCCCTTCCACACCGAACACGTCACGTTCAGCGACTCACCGAAGGCAAGTGTGTCCTGTCCCTCCGTGTCAATCTCCAAGCGATAGGGTAGAAGCAGGAACTGCTCAATAACACCGCTCATATAGATGTTGTTGAGGTAGGCGGAATAGCCCGTCATATTCAGCCCGAAGATGTTCAAGTTCGACAGGTCGCCGAACTGCGCACCGATATTGTTCGCGCTGAACTCCCACGTGTTCACGTCTTTGAGGTAACGTTCGTAGGTCCGGGTGCTGTATCTGGCCGTCTGCCTATCGGTATTGCTAAAGTTGCCGTATGCGACAAAGTGCATAGCCTCCGACGGGTGGTAGGTCTCGGGCCAGCTCGCGCTTACAGGGCGGATGGCATAGCGGAAGCAGTGATTATCTGCGGCCAGCAGCTCCGTCACCCTGAAATAGGTGGTGTAGAAGCCGGAGAAGTGGAAGTTTCCGACACCATCGTCACCATCCGCAAGAGCATTGCTACTCTCGTTAATTCCGTCGTGGAAGATACCCATACAGATGTCGTCCAGCGCCACCTGACCGATTTCTCCATCTTCGAGGTGCAGATAGATAACGCCAGTATTCAGCATATTGCCATTGGCATCGTAGTCGGGCTCGACCCGCTCAATGATGCCACCGCCCGGAGCCCGCCACTGGTTGCCAACTAACGTGTCAATCCTGTTGTAGCGCAACTCCGGCACTTCAAGGAAGTGATGCAGGGTAAGGCTCTGCAACTCGCCGTTTCCGGCCCCATCAATCTTTCCTCCAAAGCCTGTTATGCCCTCGGCGAAATTGCCAAATGTTGCACCTTGAAGGAAAGTGATGAGACCGCGAGCGATGTCGTCGTATTTCTTGGAAAGGAACTCCAGTTGGGACCGTAGCGCAGAATATACGTTGTCGTCAGCTGCTGGCCTACCGTCCCTGCTCATAATAATGTCAACTCCGGCCCCACCCTTGTTCACTTCTATTTGGTGCGCAAGATTGGATAGAGCCGTGGCCGTGGACTGAACGTAAGAGGACTTCTTCTTCTCCCGGAGCGTAACTTTGTATGTGGGAATGTTATCCTCATTTTCTTCGATTACAAGGCTATCAATCAGGATGTAATCGGTGTACCCCTCAATGATGTCCTCGTCGTGGATCTGCATATACATACCCTCTTTGAGGGTAGCCCCGGACCTGACAATCTGCTTTGCATCAACCTCCGGCTCGTAATAGGCTTTCCCGTTGCTGACATCATCATACAGTTTCAGGCCGTACTCCAGCAACGTCTCCTGTCCGATAAAGACGTACAACTCCGGCATTTCAATGTCAAGAATGACGAATGCGTCCCCGGCGTTGATTGGATAGTTGGAGTTGGGGTAAAGCATATTCACGGCGGAGTCCTGAACTCGCTTCACCGTCAGCTCCCAGTCGTCGGAAACAGGGCGATAGGTACACCGCTTAACGATGAAGTTCCGGCCACCACACATACCATCCTTCATAGAGATAGTCGCGATGCCTCCGCTGGTGGTGGTCAGACACTCGGCCATATTGAAGCCAATCTGCTTGATGTATAGCTTGAAGGAGTCCGTAATGTCCTCCTTAAATCCGAAGTAGATGCTGCCGCTGCTCGAAATGAACGAATACGTCATACCCGTTTCGTTGTCGTAGGTTCGGTCGAACAGAAGCAGGACCTGAATGCGAACAATCTTCCCAGCCGAAATGCAGTACTCTTTCTTCATCGAAACACTGCGGCTCGGAGTCATTTTTACTGGAGGAGTAGGGTCAAGGACAGTATCTTCCTGCTGCTCGATTGTAGTTCCACCGTCAGCGGTCTGCACCGTCAAGATTACACGCTGCTTAATAACTGGCGCGTCGTTGCCGAGGCCGCTAAAATCGAACCCGATTTCAAGCGTGGGCTCTATGATCACACGAGTGCCGGACTGCGCCGGAGTGTAGTCAATGATGGTTCGGATAACAGGCTTCTTGTACGTTTCTGGGCGAGTGTCCCTGTCGTTTTCGGAAGCCCCGATATATCCGCTACCGCTGGCGAAAGTGACAGACCGCGTGTCCTCGTAAACCACATCGCCATCGTCAACGGTAACACCGTTATCGCGGGGATTGGCGCAGGACTTCACCAAGTCCATTCGTTCAGCATCAGGGTAAAGCGTAGTGCTCGGAATATACGTGGAGTCGCCGTGGGCCGCTTTCGCGGTACGGAGCCTGCCCGCAGTGAGGTTCTTGATGGAGGGATAGATTTCTTCGTTCTGGCTTCCGTTGAAATACACCTTTCGCGGAATGAGACCATACTTCGCGACCTTTTCCGGATCCTCAATATAGCAGAGGCTGGCATCGGGACGGAGCTGGCCCGTAACCGGGTCAGTGGCCTTGCCCCAGTTCGCCAAAGGCAGCATCAGATTGGCGATGTCAACGCTATCAGCATTGCATATCTCCAACCCGTTGTAATACCTATTCGGAAGGTTGCGTTCGCTGCCGTACACATACAGCCGGGTGGCAAACTCATCAACGTTGGTATAGGACTTCTTAATGGCATTCAGCCCAGCACCAAGCCCGTACAGGAATACAGACGAAGTGTTGGACGAATCCCGCTTGTTGGGACGGCCGATAGTGATGATGTCCTTGTCGCGTTCTACGTCATAGGTATGGATCCAGCCGATGCCCTCCCACGTGTTGTAAATAGTGTTGAGAGCACCGAGACAGCTTCCGCTACTCACGGTGAACTCCTTCGCCTCGGACAGTATCGCAATCAGGTCGGCATCCTCCTCCTCGTCCAAATCCATAACCTTGATTTCCCAACGTCCGGGGAAGAAGGCATCAACGCTGGCCTGAATCCTCCGTGCGATGCCGTACACATCTTCAAACGTGGCGACATTCTCCCGCGTGGAGAAATGGACGTTCTTCTCAACATCCAGCACCAAGTCGTTAAAAAGCGCGATTTCCAGCTCCTTCGTTGCGGAATGGAGTTGGACGTTGGAATAGACGAAAGAAGCGCCGTATTCCTGCCTTCTGCCTTGTTTCTTGGGCTGTGGCAAGGAATAGAGCTTATAACGGAGCCCGGTCCGGGGATAATACAGATAATCCCCGATTTCCCAGTCTATCGGAATCGGGCTTGCAATCTCGGAGAACTCCAGATACGACACTTTGAGATACGTGCCGTTGTATTTCGGCTTGCCGCTGTACCTGATGTTCTTGCCATCTTTGGAGTAGATACTGAACCGTGCCATAGCCCGTTAGCCCTCCACTGCTATGATGCTGCCGTTTGCAAGCCTTGTTGAGGTGATAGGGTCGTTGACCTTGAACGTCACAGAGAAGATGATCCGGGCCCAGTTGTCGCGGGCCTTGAAGCCGTTATCGGACTCCTCATATCCGGCATAGCGTACCTTCTGACGGCCAAGCCCGGTATATGCGTCATATACCTTAAACTCGCCGTTCTTGATATGGTTGAAGAAAGCCTGCTGCTGGGTTCGGAGAACTTCTACAGCAGGAGTATTGCCAGAAGCGTATGCCTTGATGTAGAACTCGACTTGGAAGGTAAAGCTCTGATACCGCATCTGGTCCGTGTATTCATCGTCCCCGTTCTCGTCGTGGAAGTTGTTAGTGTACGGCTCCTTCGGATCCGGCATAGCAGGATAGGGATTGGTCTTTGCAACCAACCCCCACTCCGCTGCGGTATCTTTGGCCGTCACATCAGATTCCGTCTGAATGTAGAACGGCTTATAGTCAGGTATGTTCGGTACGTAAGGCATAACACTGCAAATGTATGTTATTGTCGCGAATAATCTGAAATAATTATTTCAGTTTATTGCATCAGGGAACGGATGGCCGGAGCACCATCTTCGGAGGTAATCACGCTTCGGAGGTCGTTCAGAAGCGTTGCGTTGATGGTGGCAATCCTCGCCGTATTCTGCGCCACGTTGAAGGTATGGGCCTCTATCTTGGTGATGTACTCCCACACCGTAGGCGGCGGCATCAACGCTCGAATAGCCTTTACATCCTGCCAGCCTTGAACCTGCATCATCCTCATTATGGAGACATCAGCCCGCATCGCATTGATGTAGGATGCAATCAAACTTGCCGTGTCCTCGGTCATAGCTTTTAGCCCGTTGGTGAAGGAGGAATCTTCTTCGTCCGCCTCATAGAGCGAAAGGCCGAGTTTCTTTGCCGCTTCCTTCACGTAAGACAGGCCGTCAAAGACCAGTTGAGACTCACCTTCCAGATCCTGAACGAACTTCCCAAGAATCTTCATCCACTCGGCAGGACTCAAATTGTCGTGGAGGTCCTTCTGCAGTTGGTCAAACTTGTCTTGGAACACGGCAGCGAAGATGGCCTGTGCCATAAGGTTCTCGATAACGCCCTCTACGTAGTCGTGGAAGGTGTCGATGGCCGAATACAGGTCATTGTTGCGGAAGGCATCAACCAGTGCATCGCGAAGGTTCGTGCCGAGGTCTCCGGCCCAGTCCTTAATCGTGTTGTTGATAGTTTCCTCGGCCTCTACCATCTTCTTCTGAACCTCATCCCAGTGGTCAACGATTTCCTTCGTCTTATCATCCAGCTTATCGTAATCAGCAAGGATGCGAGGATTAAGAGCGAAGGGCTCCGCATCTTCTGACTCGTCCAGCAACGTGCCGTAATGCTCAATCAGGCTCTCGAATACAGGGACGGTTTTCTGCGCACCGAACAGGCCGACAAACAGGCCAGTGATAGCACCAGCAACGGTTCCGATAACAGTACCGATACCCATAGCCCAGCCACCGATGGCAGTACCGATGGCGGCTCCGGCGGCAGCACCCATACCGACTGCGGCAAGGGTGTTTCCTGCATCAGCAACCTTCTTGGTCCCGGTCTGCACCTGACCGCCAGCAAGTTCAAGCAGGGTTGCATTCAACTCGTCCGCAGCAGCCTTGTACTTCTCCGCACCAACAATCGCTTCTCCGAATGGATCCTGAACACCCCAAACGTTACTCTCCTTGAAGGAGTGCTCCCGATCAATCATCATCGCACGATACGCAAGCTCGGTGTGAAGCACACTCAAAGCCCATTCCTCCTGCGCCTGCTTGTTCTCCTGAATGGACTTGCCAACGAGAGAAATCAGTCCAGCAACATTCTGGACCGCAGTGGAGATTATGCTCATCTTGCCCTCTGCAGACAATCCCGTCACGTTGCCCTCCGCGTCTGTCACGGTCTTGGAGAGTGCGCTCTGTATCGAAGAATAGCTCTTGACCATTCCGCCAAGAGACTTGAAACTTGCGCCGAGTGTGTTGGCCCAGCCCCAACCCGCATCACTGGTCTGGAAGGTGGAGATTGCGTCGCCGATTTCGTCAAGGGCATCAGCCACCTCGTCGAGATTCTTCTTTAGCTTGTCCCAGAACTTCTCATCAACGACCTTTTTCTGCTCGTTTCTTGCAGCTTTGATGGCGGCAACAATATCGTCGAGCTTGATACCGAGGTCGTTTGCCCGCTTTACCAACTCCGGCGGGATAAGTGCGGCAATATCCTCATCCGACAACTCATCTTTCAGCAGGGATAGTATCTTCTCCAGTTCCGACAAAGACTTCGTGTCAAGCCGAGACACATCCGTTTTCTTGTCCTTAAAGAAGGCGGTCAGGAAGTTGTTGCCGAGGTTCTTGATGCGCTCCTGCTTGATGTCGTGAATGGCACGGATTTCTCCCTGCCGCCACGTCTCAATCGAATCTTTGGCCTTCTTCTCATACTCGGTCCAAGCCGCTTCGCCGTGCGCTGCGACATAAGCTGCCTTCCCCTTTTCGAGGTCGGCCAGCTTCTCGTCAACCTTCAACTGGATTTTGCCTTCTTCATCCTCAACCTCCTGCAGGGCCTGCCGGATAGCAAGCGTGATACCCTCACCAAAAACATCTTTGGTGGTGGCATCAATCTTCTTCAAGAACTCATCCGTCTTGCGGAGATACTTGCCGCTTTCGGCAAGAGCCTTCAACTGCGCCTTCTGCTGATCGCCGAGTTCCTGCGCCTTGCCCCGGCCAATATCGGCACGGAGGCGGGCAGCGGCCTCGGCATCGAACTTCTCCAGTTCGTTTGCGGCCTCCTCCAGTTCGGTCCAGAAGTCGCGGCGGTCCCTGACACTGGCATTGACGTAGGAGAAATAGGTGGAGACCAAAGAATCGGCCTCCGTCTGCGAGAATCCGTTCTTAATGAGGTCGTTATACGCCCTCTGAATCTCTTTGATGGTGTCAATCTTGGTCTCGACATCCTTCTGATCCTGACTCTTGCCAGTGGAAGGAACGTGTGTTCCGGCCCTGCGATTATCCTCCAGCGAGTAGCCGAGATTCTTGGCAATGGCCTCAATAGCCTTCTTCCTCGTCTGTAGTTTCTTTACCTCATCGTAAGCAGACTTCGCTTCATCGTTGAGGCTGGCATAGACGGCCTTGTCAAAGGCAATACCAGACACGGACTTGAACCTCTCCTTCGCACGTTTAATGCCGGGCATCACGTTCTTATACTGCTGGTCAATCTCTTTGTAGTAGCCCTCCATCGAAAAGTCCGTGCTCTCATCGGCCCAGAGGCCGAAAGCCTTCTGCTTGGACTTGATGCCGAGCCCGGCCAGCGCATCCTGCACCAGCCTTGCACCCTTCGTCGGGGATACGGCCAACGTTCCACGATACTTTCGAGCCTTCTCCGGCATACCGATGGCATCGTACAGTGCTGCCGTCTCCTGTATCTTCATCTGGCCGTATTCCGCCAACTTCTCCTGATACTCCTCCGACGACATCTGCAACTTGCCGAGGGCTTCGACACGGGCCTTGTAGTCGTTGTCAATCTTCTCCAGCCCGGCCCTTTCCGCCTCGGATTGAGCGCCACCAGCCGAGTACAAGACGCTCATTCTCTGGTCAAGAGCGGAAATAGCACCATTGTAGTCTTTCGCGGCATAGTACAACTTCTTCGCGAGGCCGGAGACGGTCTGGTCGTTGTAGTTCGGGCCAGAGTAAGGGCCAGTATAAGACTTTGAATACGAGAAATTTGCGTTGCTACCGAAATAGGCGCGTGCCGCATCCTCAACAGAGTAATAGCCGTTCTTGGCAAAAAACTCGGCAAAGCCACGGGCCTGATTCTCCGAGAGGGTCTTTCCATTCAGCGTAAAGCCGAGTGCGGTGCTCTGCAGCTGATTGACGAGGTTCAGCATAGCATCGGCATAGTCCTCACCGAACTTCTTGTCAATCTTCTCACGGCCTGCGGCCATACCGCTGGCGTATGCCTTGTTCTGGATGGCGATGCGGGCAGCATCTGCTGAACGGGCAATCTCGTCGTAGGCGTTCTTCTCGTTGAGCAGGTTCGGCAAATACTCTCCGTACTTCGAGTTGAGTTCGTGGATGGCATTGCGGTAATCCTGCGACCCTTCCGTTGCCTGCTCCAGCTTATTGACGAGTTTGTCGAATCCGTCAAGGGTACGGTTCATTTCCGAATACTTCTCGTCAGTAATCTTATCCAGTTCGCGGTTGAGTTCACCCGCGGCACGGACGGCTTGGAAGATGGCGACGGCAACGGCTGTGATGATGCCGATAATGGTTCCGGCAAACGCGGCCTTCGCTCCCTTTTCGGCCTGCTCCAGTCCGTTCACGTACAACTTGACGGCATTTGTCAAAGAGCCGAGGACGCGGGTCTGACGCGCAATGACAGTAATGGCATCAATGGCCATCAACGCCTTCTTCCTGATGGCAACAGCGGCCAGCACAGCGGCATAAGCGCCGAAGCCGGAGGCAACGGACACTATCACCCTGCCGATGGCCTGCCAATGCGACATCAGTTCGCCGATGGCAGAAACACTGCCCTTCAACAGGCCGTCCTGCGCCTGACCAATCTGGTACAACATAATGTCGTACTGGTCGCCGAGGTTCTTCACCTTCGCTTTCAAGGTCTCGGCCTGAACCTCCTGCATCTGGTAGAACTTGCCGCCTTCGCTGGTCATATCCTTAAAGACCTTCGCCACCATTTCAAACGGCACTTCGCGAGAGGAAATCTTGTCAAAGACTTCTCCGGCGGAGACGATCCGGCCCTCAATCTCCTCAAACTGCTTCGCCAGTTCGGTCAGAATGGGAATCCCGGCTTCCGTCAGCTGCCGGACTTCCTGTCCGCGCAAAAAACTGGCGCTTCTAATTTGGCCATACGCGAGGATGATACGGCTCATATCGACACCGAGACCAGCGCTGACATCGGCCAGCATCTTGGTCGTGTCGTAGAGTTCTTCCATCGGCACGGAGAAAGCAGACAACTGCTTCGCGTAAGATGTCAAGTCGGAGAAGGAGAACGGCGACTTGACGGCCAGCACCTGCAACTGGTTGAAGATTTTGTCGGCTCCGTCAGCGTCCTGCAGGATGGCCTTCAACGTCTGGTGCTGTAACTCAAATTCGCCGCTGACACGAACCAGCGACGAGATAAACCTTTCTACAGTATGGATGCTGAAATAGGCCGCGGCATAGCCTCCGAGTTCACGAAGCAGTCGGCCCTGATTGTGGTACGTGTCGTTGCCCTGCTGCAGCAAGCGATTCAGACGCTCCTGCGCCGTGGCCGTCTGCAACTTGGCCTTCTGCTCCTTCTCCGCGTTGATGATGGCGGCAGAGCCCGTTTTCTCAATCTCGCGGCGCTGGCGCTGCTGGGAGGCAATGGCAGCGGCTTCGGTGCGGGACTGCTCCTGCCGGATCTTCTCCTGCTGCTTCGCAACCTCGGCAGCGGTCTTGGCCTGCTCCCGAGCAATCTTCTCCGCGTTCTTTGCAGATTTGACATCTACATTCGCAATCTGCTTCTTGATGTCAAGGACCCGCGACATCTGCGTGTTGAAGGTTTCTGCCGTTTTCAGGTCGGCAGTTATCTTCTCGTTGAACTCGGCATCGTCAAGTATGACTTTATAATTAAGCTGGTCTATTTCCTTTGCCATAGTGGTATCTTGCTATGGGGCTTCTTCATCAGCGGCCCCGGAAAAAACTTCTTCCAATGTGTAGGCACGTGGCCCGGAGGCTTCGGCCTTCTTCCGGCGACGGGCGCGGGCCTTCTCCAGCGCTTCCCGGTTCAGCCGTTCGCATTCATCGTCCGGCTTATTGTCTTTGAAGTTGTAGAGAGTGTGAGGCAGATCCGCTTGCATCAGTTCGATTTGGGGCATCGTCAAGACGCACCTGTAGCCCCAGTCCCGCTCCCAGCGGCCTAAACAGATTCTTGGCCTACCGTATTCTGGGAATTTTTGGACGAAAGCCGACTCACGGCCCAGATCTGTTCGGCTTGGAAAGTCTCGGCTTCCTTTTGAGTCATTCTCATCCAGTCCGCTCTCATATCCGTCAAGTACACCATATTCCTCCAAAACGATTCGAGCGGAAGTTTTTTTTTACCCTCGGCGATGATGGGCTCCATCTGTTCCTCGCTGTAGCCACGCAAAAAGGCCCAAATCCGCCACTTTATCGGGTAAATCAACCGCAACTTCCAGTACGAGTTGAGAACTATCGTACAGGCACATTTGATGCTGAAATAGGGGTCGATACAGACGGAGCGCAGCGTCTCACTCGAACTATCGGGAATGGCCATTTCACGCTCACTCCACAACTTCGTCAGGCACTCTAATGTGTAGGGCTTGATGCCCCGCACTTTAACGGTGCGTCGCGTCCCTGCTATTGCTATGGTCGTAGGCTCATCAGCGACTATCTCGCGATATGCCTGCCGTGCATTCTTATCGGGCTGTTTCATTGCTTGATTCAATTAAACAAGGGGACGGGGTATTTAGGTCCCGCCCCCTTCGGTTGTAGTGGTTTGTGCCGGATTAGGCCGCGGCCTTTAGCACACCAAACTTGGAGTAAGTGCCGTTCGCCAGCACGTAGCCCACGAACTTGACATACCCCGGCTTCTGGTGGTCGTCGATTGCCGGAGGATTCACGACAATCTTGACGTGGCCCAGAACGATGGCCGTTTTCTTGGACTTGGACTCAACGAGGACAGAGACCTCAATCTCCTTCGCCTCCTTGTAGCCCTTGCCGGAGTACACGGTTCCTTCCTGACCCTTGATGGTATTTCCGTCGCCGGAAATGGTCTCACCAGCGTTGAAGAAGTAATCGAATACCTCGACGGCCCAAGACGGGATGTTGCCGTTGATGGTCCAGTCACCGTTCTCGAAGTCGAAGTCGATGATCTCATCGTACTGGTCAACCCGGAAGGCGTTGGTGGAAGGGTCGGCAGGAGCCAGAGTGAAGGAGTCCTGTTCGGTGAACACCTGATCTGCGCCCTGAAAATCCAACCCCGGAAGCGCTACACCACCGCTGGTGTAGGGCAGAAGCGAAATGGCTGCGTTCCCCTTGTGGAGGTCCTCCAGCATCGCTTTGGTAAGAGTTGCGTTGTTAGCCATAGCTATGATTGTTTAACTTTGATGATAGTATTCAGTTGTATTACGCGGGCGTGAAAGCCGTAGTCGTCTGCCGTGTCCCCGAGCACATTTGGCGTTTCGTCGAAGATGTAGCGGCCATCATTGAAAGGAAGGCCAGCAACCAGCTTCTTGTACATCACCGACAACTTCTTGCCGTTCTTCTGGTTGGATATGTCTTTCGCAAACAGGGAGAGATAGACATCGCACTCGCCGTAGGCCCCACGGTCTTTGACAACACCGTTCACCTTGACAACGCAAAAGTCGTTGCCGCTGATGTCTGCAGATTTCGGCCTGTTGTTGAAAACAGTTGACGAAATCTTCAACTCATCGCGCACAATCTCCTTCAAGCGAGTCTCGATGTCAGTTATGTCAAAGTCATTCATACCTTGCGGAAATATTGATGGAAGTTCTCAATCACACTACTTGCGGATTCGTGAAGGAACTGAATCTCGTAGTCAACGCGATACCAGTCATTCGCCATATCCGACAAGACGATACCATACCAACCCAGTCTCGGACCCTCTGCTACAACCTCCTGCAGTCTGGCCAAAGCCCGACCCCTCGGAGTCCATTTGCCCTTTGCTTGCGACACGGCCTCGATAACCTGTCCGTTATGGACCAAGCACCATCCCAAAGTGTCATTTTCTTCTTCGTGGTGCATCCCGTGGCCGTGGTTTTCGTGAGCCTCGTGCAACGCATCCAGCGCCTTATCCAGAATCTGATACATCGCCCGCTCGATGGTCTCGTCCTTCCTCATCTGGAGGCGGGCGAATCCCTGACGCAAACGCCTTGCATTATCTTCTTTCAGGCCCATATCCGTTACTCGTTTTTCACGCGGTCAAACCATATCAAAGAGCCGAGATTGAACGTGTCCTTCTTCACCACAACGCCCCTGAACGTCTTTTCGTAGTCGGTCAGTTCCAGTATATCGCCGGGATTCAGCGGAGTGAGGAAGATGGGACACGAAATCTTGTAGTCAGAGACAATCACATCCCCGGCCCGCATCGTGTTCATAGAACTCTGGCGATAACCGAATGGGATGCTTTCCACTTCCTCCGTGATGAAGTTGCCTTGCGCGTCGAAAGTCGGCTGGCTATCTACCATCACAACCGCAGTCAACGTCAAATAGCCCTGAATCGGATCGCCGTTCTCATCAGTGATGGGATCGCCGTGCTCATCAAGACCTTCACGAACTACGCGGAGGGTATGTGGAAACTGCGGATTGTACATTACTTGTAAAGTGGTCTCATCTTGAATTTGCCAGCAGCGGCTTCATCAGCGCGGGGGTCGTCCCATTTCTTGTACAGCCGCATTGCGAGTTCACGCAACGATCTGCGGTCGAACACATTCTTGGCAGACTTCTGCAGCTGATAGCCGTTGTCGGAGATATATTCGCCAGATGCCTTCACGGAGGATCCGGCAGCGTACATAAGGATGTCGGCATAGCACAGGTCCCGCTGCTTCTCCGTCAAAGTGGAAGCATCGGTTCCGGCCTCAATACCGCGATTGAACAGTACTGCGGCAAGAGCTTCCGGGGAAAAGTCGAAATCGACCATCCCCCGGAGCCAAGTCTCTACAGTGTACGCTGCCATAACCTTCGTGAGAGTTTAGGCGATGGGGAAGAAGTAGAACAGATACTGCGGGGAGGTCGGGACGGCCAGCACGGTCATTTCCGTGTAGTAGCCCTGACACTTCTCGACGGCATCGGCATCAACCGTCAGCAGGAGACGACCATCGTAGAAGTGGCCATAGGTGGCGGAAGCGCTCTGGAAGGTGATAGGCATCACCGACAGAATGGTTCCAACCTTACCGTCCGGCACGAACACGATCACGTCGCTGTTGAAGGCGTTGATGTTCGGCTTCTCCAGAGCCTTCTTGGTCTTGTCGTACTTCTCGACGGCAACGAGGCTGTCGATAGCGGTGACAGGGACACCAATCAGCTCCTCGAACTTGGCCTTGCGGGAGACCTCGGGCAGAGCAGCAGCAGCGCCCTGCGTGTTGGAAATGTCGCCCATAGGCCACAGGTTGATGGCAATGGCCTTTGCCACGGAGCTGTGACGCAGGATGCGGCGCAGGAAGGCGCTGTTGACCTCCAGATGGCCCTTGATTCCCTTGTCGAGAATGGGCTGCAGGAACTCAACGAGGTCGGCGATAACGTCGGCAGTTGCGCCTTCGGTGGCGTAGGTGTTGTCGGTCCACCACTTGTTCCCGGCCACGGTGCTGCCGCCGCTGCGGAAGGTGGAGGCGTTCTTCTTGTTGGAAGAAGGAACACTCGCGCTGAACGTCACGTTCTTGATACCCTTCGGGTTGTTCGCGTCGGTCAGGGTGAGTTTGCCAGCGGAAATCATCTGATGGCGCTGGTAAGTCAGGGAGTTGGTGTGGCCCCCGATGAGGTCGTCCAGAGTCTCGAACAGCTTGCGCTTCGCGGAACGGACGGCTTCGTCACTGGTTTCGCCAAACAGCTTCTCGGTGATGAGCTGCTTGCGCACCTTGTCCTCGTTGAAGTAAATCACGTCCTTCATACGAGGAATCTTGCCCGTGAGCAGGGATGCGCCTTCGACCCCACGAGGGATGGGCTTGGAGTCGAGGTCGTAGTAGTTCGCCATCGCGGTGATGCCGAGCTCCTTCTGCACCTGCTCATAGGTGAACTCCAGCTGCATATCGGGCTCGAACTCGAAGCCGGGGATCTGGAGGCCGTTGTACTTCTCGGCAAGGGTCTTGTCGAGGAAGCCCTGCAGACGCTTGCTGGTAGTGTCACCACGGAAAGCACGGGCGAGAAGGTCGTAGAATTGTACAGGATTGGTATTCATAACGTTTCTCTCCTATGGTTTATTCGTTGTGCTGATAGACACCCGGGCAGACAGCGGCCATCTGCTTCTTCACGGCAGCGGCGGGAGTGCGGTCGATGAGGATGCCGGACTGGTGATACATCACTGCGGCCCCGGTTGCGGCGGTGGTTTCGTCCTCCACGTCGTAATCGGTTCCGAGGTAGATGTCGTTGTACAGGTAGGCGTTAGGCTGGTTAGCCATAGCCTTGCCGGAACCAGCGGCATCAGCAGCGGACATCACAATGATGTCGCCAGCTTCGGGGGTGTCGATGGTTGCGGAATGAAGGACGGCCACCTCGTAGCAGCCCTTGTTGTCGCCGGAGGTGAGCTCGGTCACGGACTTCACGGCAGCAGCCTTGCCAGTGGCGGCAAAGGTAGCGCCGAGCTTCTGGATGAAGTCACCGACTTCGGGCAGGTACTTCGCCTTGCCGTACTCACAAGCCTTGACAACGATAACGTCGTCAGTCTCCTGACCAGCGGCGGCGGTGAAGCCTACAACCACGAAAGCGATGAGCGGGGTGATCACCTTGCTGGCGATGTTGATGGGCGTTCCTGCGGGGAAAAGGACACCCGGCTGGAGGTAGTCCTTATCCACAGTTCCGCCTACAGGGATGGGCTCGACAGTGCCGAGCCACACAGGAATCGACATCGGGCCGAAGTCCTGCTTGGTCTTGCCATAAGCGTTGAAAGAACTTTTCATCGGATAGTGGAATTAAAATTTGAATTGTTAGTTTTCTTTCTTGGGGAGCTTGCCTTCCTTGCGAAGGGTTTCCGCAAAATCGTCGTCCTCCGTCCCGGTGTACTCGGGAACCGTGGTCTTGTGGTTGTGCGGAACAGGGCCGTCGCCATAGAACTTGGTGTACTTCGCGTCGTAGTCGGTTTTGAGACGAGTGGCGATGTCGTCAGCAGTCTCATCTTCCTTCCACTCGGCCTTATCCAGAACCAGATCCAGAATGTTGTCGTTGTCCGACCCGTTGTCCTTCATCTTGGTGCGGATGCTGGCCAGCATTTCGGCGCGAGCTGCCTTCTTGTCCTTTTCCTCGTTGGCCTTTTTCAGGTTCGCGATTTCCTCCTTCATCTTCTTGATTTCGGGGTCCTCGTTCTCGTTAGGCTTCGGAGGCTCGGTTTCAGGATGCTCCTTCTTGTACTTGTCAAACTCGGCCTGCAGGTTCGCCTTTTCAGTGCGCACCTTGTCGGTGTCGGTCTGATAAGCCTTGATGAGAGCTTTGGTTTCGTCGGATTTGACGACCCCATCAATCTCATCGTCTTTGGTAACGGTTTTTACGAGGACAGAGGCCACCCCGTCAAACGCCTTGTCGCTCAACCCCGACTTCGCGTACTCGGTTTTGAGAGCTGTCAAAAGTTTGGTTTTCATACAAAACTTGTTTTGGTTATACATTAAAAGCCCGCACGGAGACGGGGCAAAACCCACCTCTGCACGGACTCATTTGGTCTCTTGGACGCTATCGGTCGCTGATGTGTCTCTACGGACGCTCTATATGTTTTCCCGAATTTCGACCTCGCTCTTTGCCTTGCAGTTGCGACACACAAGACTGTAGCGAAGCCTACCATTCAACTCCAGAATACGAACGGGAAGGGCCTTCCCACACTGCGGGCAGACCACCTTTACTTCCTTCCGTATGACATTCTTCTCGTCCATATTCCACGGCAAATGTATAGAATAAAAGCAAACAATGTGAAATAATTATTTCAGATTATTTCAATAAAAATGTGACCTTTGCCCTTGTATGGCAAGAAAAGTTATCAGAGACGACAGTAAGTATTTGGACCCCGTGTTTCTCAAATACGGGCAGAAGGTCTATACTTATGAGTTTATCGAAATGCTACGAGAGGAGAACCTGCAACTGAAACTGCAAGGAAAACGCTCCTACAATCTCGTGCCACAAAAAGGCTTTCAGGAAAGGGTAGAAGAAGCAGATGCCGACCTTCTCATCATCGGCGGAAAGAAAGGTGGCGGCAAGACTTGGATTGCACTGTTCAAGGCTTTGCCCTACATCTTCAACCCGGATGTTTCGATGTACGCCTTCCGTAAGTATGAGGACGACGTGAAACGCGGCCCGTGGAAGGCAAGCCAGCCAGTATTCCGAGGCTTCGGCACACCGAAGGAGTCCTACTTCGAGTGGTCCTTCCTCAACGGGAAGGGTGCATCCCTGAAAATGGAGCACCTGATGGACCTCGGCAAGATTACTGACCGATTCCGTGGCGCTGAACTGGCATACATCGACTTGGAGGAGCTGCCGGAGCACACCCGCGAGAGTGTAAAAATCATCTTCGACTTCCTCTCCGTCAACCGTAATACCGCAGGCGTAAAGTCGCAGGTCGTGGCTACCTGCAACCCTGTGGGCTGGAGTAATAAACTGCGGAAACTGCTGGAATGGTACATCGACCCGGAGACTGATATGGTTATCCCCGAGCGCGACGGCAAGAAGCGCTATATGTTCAACTGGGGAGACGATATAAACCAGATTGCTTGGGGCAATAGTTGGCAGGAGGTTTACGCGCATCCCAAAGCGAAGGAGAAGATTGACCTGCTGCTTATGGGTGCGCCGGACCTCAAACCAGAGGATATGATCCTGACGCTCCAGTTTATCGAGGGCGACTACGCCGATAACAAGATTCTGCACATTGCCGATAAGAGGTACGTCTCTCGTCTGGCCAGTGGTGGTGGCGCATCCGTCGTCAACGATATGCGAGGCATCTGGCGCGATGTGGAAAGCGGGACCAGCCTGCTTACACAAGACGATATGGAAGCCTTCTTCAACAATACGGAGCGCAGGGATGGAGTGATGCGGGCTTCTGCAGACGTGGCCCTCACCGGGGACTTCTTCGTGATATGGGCCTTCGACGGCCACCACATCTGCGACTTGGAGGCTTGGTTCGGGGCTCCATCCGACGAGGTGGTTCCATTCATCAAAAAATTCTTGAAAAAGAATGGCATCCGGGAAGAAAACTTCACCTACGACAAGAACGGCCTCGGCCTCTGGCTGGAAGGACACTTCAAGTCAAGTGTCGGCTTCAATAACAAGAGTGCGGCATCTGACCCCCGGCTCTGGAACAACCTCAAATCCGAGTGCGCAGAGAAGTTCGTCAAAGCAGTAAAAGGCCGCGAATACAGCATCGCAGAGGAATTGCTCGACCGCAAGTACACCGACAAGAAGGGACACACGTTCACCGTCAGAGACCGCCTCATCGCAGAACGTATGGCGCTCAAACGCAAAGACAATGAGGCCCGCTTTGAAATCATCACCAAACAGCAGATGAAGCTTGAGATAGGCCATAGCCCCGACTTTATCGAGGGCCTGTTTATGGTCACTCCACTATTCGCCCGCAATAAGAAGTGCGTCCGAAAAGGCTTTGAAAATATGTAAAATCCTTACGCTATATGAGTTATACCATTGACACTATGACTCCAGACAAGATTCGTGTCAAGGAGTCCTTCAAGCGGCTTATACCTCCGGCTCTGACTGGGCCGGGCCTGTCGCAGACCCCTCGCGGAAACATCAACGCGAGAGCGAACTATGGCGTTGATCCTCTCCAGTACGAACTGCGGACCCAATCCGACTTCTTGCGAGAGTATGATGTCAACGCGCACCTCATCAATTCGATGAAGTACTATCCCAATCCGTTCAGTAAAGACAGCGACGGAAAGGTGTACCAGAAAATCAAGAGCAGGGTTGCAGTTGGCTTCCAGTCCCGCATCCACACCAAGCGCTTGACAGCCCTCATCGGCAACAACGTCAGCCATCGCCTCATCCGCAGTTTCAAGGACTCGGAGGCGGCACAAAACTGGCTGGCAGACTTCCGTGAAGGCTGGGAAGAAAAGAATGTTGAGGTGGCCATCCACGACGCTATCTCCGCCGACGGCAAGACTGGAGACTGCGCCATCTGCTTCTTCCTGTCGAAGAACAAAGTTGGCTGGCGCACCTTCTCCTACGAAAACGGAGACATCCTCTATCCTCACTACGACAGGCTCACCGGGGAACTGACACTCTTTGCCCGCGAATACACCGAGGGAGAGCCCGATGGCGAGCAGATAACGTTCCTCGATGTCTGGGACGATACCTCGTACATCCGCTACAAGAAGTCGTTGAAGGATAACAAGAAGGAGTGGGAGATTGATGAGCAGAAGCGCAGCCACAACTTCCCGATGTGCCCTGTTGCGTATCACCGCTATGGAGAACCGTTCTGGACCCCGAGCCAGTCCCTAATCGAGAACTACGAACTGTCTCTGTCCCAGTTCGCAGAGAACAACGCAGCATACGCACTCCGCATCCTCTACACCATCGGCGAGGAAATGGAGGTTATCAGCAGCCTTGACGGTACGCCGCAGCGTATCGACTCCAGCGACCCCAATGCAAAGATTGGCTTCCTCGAACCTGCAGACGCGGCCAAGTCCTTCGAGACCCAACTCAACAAACTGGAGCAGAACATTATGCGCAGCTCCTTCGCCGTGGAGACTCCAGAAATCAAGAGCGGCAGCGATATGAGCTCGCTCACGGTCAAGATGCTGTTCGCCGACTCCTACCTCAAAGCGCTGGACGACGCGATGCGGTATCAGATGTTCCTTGACAGAGCAACGGCCCTGTTCAAGTACGGGTACGGCGTTGAGGTGAAGCATCGTAGCGACTACAACAAGTTCCGCATCAAAGCCGAACTCCTGCCCTTCGTCTTTATGAGCGAGAGCGAGACCGTGGCTGCTCTGGTCCAGCTCGTCGGTAGCGGTGTCCTTTCCAAGCAGACGGCATCCGAAATTGCCTATAACTCCGGCTACGGCACTTCCGATGAGTGGAGCCGCATTCTGGACGAGGCACACGCCGAAATGGTTGCAGAGGCGAGAGCCAACACGACCAGCAGGCAACCTAACGTGGTGAGTCAAACCCGCCAGAACCAGTAATGGGCTATGGATAAGGTTATCAAACAAATGGAAAAGGTGGAGGGCGATGTCCGGCGTGACATTCGCCCTTCTGTTTCTGAAATTGTCCTGCTAACAGAAGCCTACCGCCGCTGGGGAAAGGACTTCTCCTTCGATATAGCCGAGGCCCTTGACCAAGCCGTGAATAAGTCGCTGGTCAACCTGTCAGACCGCATCATCGACGACATCGGCACGAGGCTGGACTTCGCCATCGCCGAGGCAGAGGCCGACGACTTCGACCTTGACTGTAAATCCTACGCCACACGAGAGATCAACGGAGAAACGGCCCAAGCCCGCATCGACGGCCACGTCTCCCGACTCAAATACCTGTTCGAGGCAGGAATCGCTATCGGCTTCACCAACGCAATGTCTCGGGCAAAGATAGAGACCACCCTGATGCAGCTTGTGGCCAACCCCTACTACCTGATGCTGATACCAAATGCGAGAAGGGAAGGAGGCTACGCCGCCACCTACATCGTGGACGGAGACCTCAACTCTGGCCGTGGCATCAACTCCAATATCGTGAAGGCAATCTCGGTCGTCGGCTCAACGATGATTGCCGATGCCTTCCACTACGGCAGGCTGCAGACATACAAAAGAGACGGGGCAATCGGATATGGAGTGAAACGTAACTCCAACTTCGACTGCCCCGATTGTGATGCGGTGTGTGCCGTGGTCCATCCATTCACAGAAATCGTGGTCCCAGTACACCCCAACTGCTGCTGCTCTACGTACCCCGTCTTTGACGAGAATCTGGATTCAGACGAGACCTGATCTGCTCCACCCGCTTCCGACCATCTGCTATGATGGCATCGGCCCTCAACACCAAATCCCAAGCACCCTCCGCCGCAAGTCCGCGACGGAGGTTTTCTGTACAGCGCAGGTCAAACTCGGCCCGGTGCAACTCGGATTCGGTGTTCTTGGGCTTGGCCATTACTCTGCTGGTGTTTCAGCCGTGGTCTCTGGTGTGGTAGATTCGCTGGGTGTCTCTACCTTTCCCGTCATTTCTGCCACGGCCTCGTGCAGTTCCTTCTCCTCCTGCAGGATTTTGGCATCCTCTGCAGGGGTGATGTCCTCCTTGATGCCATACACGTCCTTGTGGCGATTGATACAGGCCAGCACCGCCTTGTTGATGTCCTCGTAGAGGGAAGCATCCGGCACAGTGCAGAGGAAGTTGTACATCAAGGTGGCGTAGTTGTGTAGGTCGTTCTGGTACTTCTTCGGATCCTCCAGCATCATTTCCAGCAACTGCCCTTTCGCGATGTGGCGATTGATGCGGTGCGTGATGGTGAGGCTGATGTCCTGCACCTTGATGTGGTTGTCCTCCAAAGTGTACACGAAATTTCCGACGCGGGTGTCCCGCTTGTCGAGTTTGATTTTTCCGTTCAGAATCTTCATAAGGCTATTCGATTTTGTGAGCAATGCTACCGAGCGCGATCATAGCCATAGCCATCATCATTTCGGCGTTATCACTGTCTTTAGTGATTTCGGTGGGGACCTCGATTTCATCGTGGCTGTCGATATAGTCACGAATCTTCTTCTTCTCCTCGGCTGTGGGCTTCAACAGGACGACCAGTGCGCTGATGTCGTCTTTGTCGATGTCAAAAATGAGTTTCATAAGACTTTCCTATTATGGTTAATAAATTTCCTTCTACGCGAACAAAATTTCCGCGAAATGTGCCAAAACCACCGTTTTGTGTGCGAAAATTGCAGAAATCTGTACGATTTCGTGGTAGAAACGTGCGATTTCATCATTCTATCACTTCTATCCGATACAAGAAATAACGCACCTCAACGCCTCGGTCCTTCGCCACGTGGTAGGAGTTCAGCTCACGGGTGATGGCATCCTTGCTGATGCGGCCACCCATCCCCTCATAAATCCTGCTGGCCGTTACCTTCTCGAAGGGCTGGCCATCGTACTGCGGCCTCGTCGTGTAACCTATGCTTTCGAGATAGGAAAGGGTGGGGCACTGCTCCGACCTGACTCTCCGCTTCAATGCGGCCACAGCTTTATCCATCCTTGCACACCGCGTGAAGCTGCCCTTACGGTTGAGGAGACGACGACGGCCGTCCATAACCCATCTGAATATGCCGGGCAACTCAACCTCACAGATCTCCGCCGCCAGTTTCTTGTTCTGGCGCTCCGGCGGTATGATTACATCGAACTGGAACGGCATCAGCCTACGGAAGAAGGCATCGGTATCGTCGCGGAAGTGCGGCATTTCGTTGAAGGCAAACACCAGTGGCGGGCACTTGATTACGACATTGCCCTCGTATAAGCGCCAGCCCTGTACATCCTGACTTGACGACAATGCTTTCAGGCCGGAGTCAAACGCGGCGCTGCGCTTGATGTCTGGGGCGAAGTTCAGCTTCTTCCCGGCAACACTCACCAACTGCTTGTTGTCGATGAGCTGGTCCGGCGACAGGAAACTGACCCACTCCTTGCCTATCACATTCTTCATCACATCGAAGATTACGCTCTTGCCGTTGCTTCCCGCCCCTATGAGTAACGCCATCTTCTCGATACTGAACTTGTCCCTATCGACGTAGCACATCCCGAAGAACTCCTGCAGGCAGGCCCTTTCACTGGCATCTGGCAACACCTCCGCCAGAAACGCATTCCACTTCGGACACGCGGCATCGGCGTACCAGTCATAGGGCAGCGTATAGTCGGTGATGTGGCGGCGGTCGAACTGATACGCCTGATTGCGCCGGATGTCATAGACGCAGTTCTGGAAGCAGACCTTATCCGGGTCGTTCCTGTACGACTTCTCAAATATCACGGAGAAGGGCATATCACCCACTTTCTTCGCGTCGCTGGCCCCAACCCCGAACTCGGGCAGGATATTGGCCACGATCAGGATCAGACTCCTGCTCGTGAGCGTGGTGTATGCCCGCCCATCAAAGAAAGCAAGCCTGTTGTCGATATAACACAGGCTACTGGAGGCAAGGGCCCGCCGTAAGATGGTGACGTAGCCGTCAATCCTTTCGGTGGCTGACCGCGACATAGTAAGCCGGGAGAACTCGTCACGGCACGGCTGCAGCAAAGTCAGCAGCTCCTGCTTCAATACATCGAGGTTGTCAATCATCTTTCAGAACCTTTAACGTGGAGCGGACAATGATGTTGCCGCTATCATCTTTGTAATCCTCAAAACAGAAATAGTCGCGCGGCATCGACCGCAGCAACTCCAACGTGCGGAGGACGCACTGCTTTCGGGCCCAAGCCCGGGACACACCCTCCACATCCCTGCGGTCACGATACTTCGCCAGCCTCCGGCCAAATTTCGCCTGCCGCCGAGTATCTACGACAACCGCCAGAGACAGGCGGCGACGAGGCAGTTCCGGGCGCGGCTCCAACGCATCGGCCCAGCCCCGGAAAATCCGAGCAAGGCCGGACCGCAGCCATCGGCCAACATCACACCAATTCCTTTTCTTCGCTCCCATTTTGCGCCAATTTTTTAGCCCACTACTTTTTGACCTCCTTGAACCAGACAAATTTCTTGTCGCGGCGGTCGAAACAGCCGCACTGCAAGTCGCCGCAACCGAGGTATAACTTCGACAAAGAACAGCCGCTACAAGCCTCCGCCGGAACTGAAACACGGTCGGCTTCAACACACCGAAATCTGCGGCCACGGACCTCGACCTCACCTCCTATCTCGATGAACCGCGTCGGCAACGCCGTTTTCTTTCCCAGCAACGAACGCTCCTCGTTGTAGGCTTCGATTATCGCGCTTACGCGCTCTATTTCCGCAGCAGTGAACGTGCCCCCGCCATCCACCCGCTGCAATACTTTTTCCGCCATTTTCATATCGCAAATCTACTCATTTTCTGAAACAATCTGAAATAAAGTTTGAATACCCCTCCCAGACCCTCCCCAAGACCCTCTCTCCACAGACCAGTTTCAAAACACCGAAAATCGGCTATTTTTGGCTTCGTAACTCATTGATACACAACACCCTCGTTAGGTTTCGTTAATTTCAAAATCGAATTAACGAGAAATGCGATTGATAATCAGTAAGTTACAAGGATTTCGTTAATTTCGTTAGGTTTTTTTTGTATTTACGCGCGGGAATAAATAGAAGAAAAGAATACGAATGAACCTCGCGAAATCAACGAGGATGCTGATATTCAATGCGTTACTTCGTTAATTTGCCATTTAACCTAACGAGAAATTAACGAGGACTCTGACAATCAGTAACTTACGCATCCCCGCACCAGATTGGCCCAACACCGCAAAAAAATCAAAAAAAAATTTAGAGGGAAGGGGTCCGAAAGGACGCGATTTCTATACTTCCCCCCTTCCCCCCTTTGCGGCTCCGGGGCTGTCTCCGGCTGGCCGTCGCTGGCTGTTTATATTATCCGTATAATATAAACTATTTCGGGCCGTTTTCGCTGTCCTGCTGGGCGTTTTTGTATAGCTGGCAATCTTTACAGCGCAAAGAAGTATAAAAGCGTTGTATTTCTGGCCCGGTTTCGTCGTCTGTCCTCGTCTGGGCTATTAGTTTTTGAATTGCTTGGATCGCGTCGGCTCTGGCTTTTGGGTCCTGTATTTCGTTTGCAAGTCGGTTTAATTCCTGCAGGGCGTTTTGTGTTTCGGTAAAGTCAATTTTTGCCGCTTTTGGTTTTTGCGTTCCATCTTTCCCGGTTTCGTTTCCTCCGTCGTCCTGTCCTCCATCCATCCCGGCGGCGTTTTCAGCGGCCCGGGCAGCGTCGTATTTTAGTGCAAATATATTTTCTTGATCCCGGTAAAAATCCACGACGGCGGCGGTATGTTTGTATTTACTTGCATATTCGCGGAGCGTTTTTTTGTTGGTTTCGTCTGTGTCTGGGTCTTTACCTTTGGCAAGTAGATATATTTTATTCCAGTCTTTGCAGCCTGTAACAATGGCCCAAATTATCGCGGTTTTTTCGATCTGGTTTAATTCTCTGACTCTGTAAGCGTTTTTTTTCTGTGCTGGTTTCATCTGTTTTTTGTGCTGGGACTGTTTCAGGGTTCCGGCCTGCTGGCGGTTTTTCCCGGTCCCGGCTGGCAAATATATTTTTTTTCCTGAAAGGGTGAAATTTTTTGCAATTTATTTTGTAGTTTAATAAAATATTATTATATTTGTGTTGGATTTAGAACGGTAGCCCACCGGGACAAAGGGCGCAAAGATTATGAAACATACAAATTTACAAAAAGCGGTTATTTGCTTGGGCCTTAATGATAAGGACAGCAAAAGACAGGAGATCGAAACAAGCGCCGCCGCCGGGATTCTTTCCGGCCTGCTGTGCTCCCGTTTTGCCGGGGCAACGGTTACGGCTTGCGCTGGGATTTATACCCACGACAACGGGCAACAAGTCCGAGAAAATTCTTTTTCCGTTGTGCTGTACTTCGTAACGCTGGAACAGGTCCGGGACTTTGCCGGGGAGCTGTGCCGGGTCTTTAATCAGGAAAGCGTAACGATCGAAACGGTGCGCCGGGGCTTTTTCGGGGACCGTTTAAACGTGGAATTTTTCCAGCCGGGCAAATAGTCCCGGTTTGGAATTTTCGCGGCTGTCTGGGACCGCTGCCGGGATCGTCGCCCGGGGCCGCGCCAAAACTTTTTAATACTTTGCATTATGAAATTTTATTTTACCCTTTCCGACGTTCCGCAAATGATGGAAAATATTAAAAGCCTCCCGGCGTTCGTCCTGTCCTCCTTTGTCCGCGCCGCTGGTATGGATCCGGCTTGCTTACTCTGGCCAGATTCCGCAAAATACGAATATATCGAGGACGTTTTAACAAGCCGCGCCGGGGCCTGAACCGTTTCTAAATCCGCCGCCGCTGGAATATTGGAACAGCGCCGGGATCGTACCCCGGCCAGCGGCCAAAACTCAAACAATTAAAACCGCCGCCGACGGAATAAAGACAGGCGCAAAGATTATGGAACGTATTAAAAAAATCGAATTGAACGGCGTAACTTTCGAGGTTTTCGGCCAGTATTACGAGACGCGGAACAGCTGGGGCCATTACGGGTATTTACTACAGGATGGCCGCGAAATAGCCCGGGACAAAATCCGCTATTATAATAGGACGTGGGAGGCGTACCGCTTCCAGAGCGCGGGCCGGGGCGCTGTGTATAACTGGCTGAAACAGCTGCAAGCCGCGGCGCTGGAGCGTTACCGGGAGGCCACGGGCCGGGTGCGCCTGTCTCAATCCCTGAAAGATGGCATTTTCAAACTGGATCCAGACATCCAGAACGCCCGGGCAATTCTGGCAGCGCTGTAGGGCTGGAGGACCAGACCGGGCACGGAGGACGGAACAGGGGCAGCGACAGCCCCGCCCGGTCCCACTGTTTAACAATAGAGCCGAGGAGCCGACGGCATAAAACGGGCACAAATAGCAATGAAAAAAGCGGCATTTTTTGAGACTCTGGGCAGCTGGGCGGGCGCTGTAGTGGGTGCGGCATTTAGCGCCCTTATCTGGGCCGAAAAACGGGTATTTTTCAGGACCGGGATCAGGGGCCGGGCTCTGGCTTGGCTGTGGCACGAACAGGGCCAGAGGCTGCAAAAGCGACTGAACAGCCAGCACGGGACCGCGATCCAGTACGGGTATATTTCCAGCAAGTAAGGGAGGGCCAGAATATGCAAACGATCCGGCAAATAGTAGGGGCCACGCCCCGGGCCAGCTTCGCCCGGCCTTACATCAGGGAGGAGGAGGACGGCACGGCCACGATCAAGACAGGGAGCCCGGCGGATGCCGTGCGGGTGATCGAGGCGCTGCGGGCGGGAGGATATGCCGCCAGACTGGAGGGGCCGAGGGAGGCCACCCGGGTACGGGCTGCGGCTCTCGCCTGTCTACTGTAAACGAACAGGAGCCCGGGGACAGTCCAGAACGGGGAGGCGGGATCCCCGCCGGGCGCAAATTATCAAACACTTTCAAGCAATGAAAACAGCCTATTTTATCGTAACAATCCCCGACGGGGAGCACTTCGTAACAGCGGCCACAACCAACGGCCAGAAGCTCGCCTATCTCGATTTTTTCGACAGGGCGCTATTATACCGCTATTTCAGGCCCGGAGCCATCGACATCCGCCGGATCACGGCACGGGAGGCCAGCAAACGGCACGACACCCCCGCCAGCTTCCGGGATTTGTTCAGGCTGGGACAGTGGCAGTAAAATTTTCTGAAATTTTCTGTAAAAAAGTTTGTAGTTTAATAATATTTTATTAACTTTGTACCAGAATTAGAACGGAGGAGCCAACCGAGACAAACAGGCATTTTTAAGCTATGGCACAGACCAGCACCAACACCACCACCAAGCGGGCCACCCGCAAAGACGAAAAGAACTGGATCGCCCAGATCGTCGCCAACATCCCCGCCGACCTTCTCAACGAGAGCGGCGACCCCTTCCAGACCACCGCCGACAACATCCGGCGCATAATGTACGACCGCAACGGGCGGAAGTACTACAGGACCGCGACCGAGGCGGCGCAGCACTTCCTGCAGGGGCTGGGCCTGCACGGGTTCCCCTTCACCAGCGAGGAACAGGCCGAGATCCTGACGGGCTGGGGCTTCAAGGCCACGGATCGGGCTCTGGAAAACTTCTGGACCGTTAGCGCCGGGCTGCTGGTGGAGGTCCTGCAGGACAAGGGCCTGACGATATAAGACCAAGCCGGGGACGGAGGACGGCCACAGGGAGCGACACCCTGCCCCGGCTCAAATAATTTTCAAGACCTCACGGCCAGAGGATAACACGGCCAGAACACTATGAGCGCACCGAATTTTTTCAAGACAAACGCCAGCAAGTTTTACGTACTGGACTGCCGCACCTTCTGGAAGGACGGCGAGCAACTGGAGACCTACGAGGAGGGCTGCACGGTTTACGATGATACCGAGGACGAGATCGAATACATTCAGGAGAACGCAACCAGCGCCGGGACCAAATCCGGCTACTACAACCGCTGGAAGCGCCCCGGCGACTCTGACAAGTACAGGGGCCGCGACTCCGTGGCCATTCTGGAAAAAGTCGAGGGCCTGAACCTGTCCCCGGCCTGCGGTATGGATCTGACCATCGAGATACAGTACAACGTCGGACGCTACGAAGCCGGGTGCTTGGATTGGTCTATCTACGCCTGCGACGAAAACGGGTGCAGCTTCGATGGAGAATACGCCCCGGAGGACGTGGAGGGGCTGGTCCGGGACGCTCTGGACTATGTAAGCTGGCGGGAATCGTACTGGAACCCGGGCCTTATCAAGATGCAGGCAAAGAACATCGCCCAGAAGGTACGCCGGGCCGTGGAAAAGGCAATGGAGGAGGCGGAGGACTTCTGCCGCCAGAACTGCACCGGGGTATATGAGCTGGCCTATATGTTCAGCAACGGCGAAGCCGGGTACAACAAGGTTGCATAATTTTGAAATATTAAAAACTACAAGATATGAAAATCGAAATCACAGACAGACAGGCGGTAGTGCTGGGGATCGCCATCACCAGCTATAACAAAGAGCTGGAGGAATACAAAAAGAGAAGCGGGGAACAGCCCGGTGGCTACAACGAGGCCGCCCAGCAACTAACAGAGACCAAGACCATTTTAGGCATCATTGACAAAGGACTTGCCAGAGAGAAGGGCCGGATCTCCCCCAACTTCAAGAAGGAACTGCACGACCTTGCAACGGAGGCATTCTGGTACATTAAAAAGCAGGTGGACGAACAGGGCCATATCAGCGCCATCGCCAAATACGCCGGGAACGTGCTGGCGTGGAATGACTGCCACGAATACCCCTTTGTGGGGATAGGGACCCGGGGCGAGGTCGTAATGTATAACGACAACTGGCACGGGCATAATGCCACCGACTCCGAGATTCTGGAAATTGCTATCAAGCTACAGGAGGGGCAGGGGAATGTTTAGTTTTGCCGTGGTATTTTACGCTTTTATATTCTGGTTTATCGTTACGTGGATTTATTTAGCAATCAAAGACAGGAGGAAATAAAGATGAGAACAACACATTTCAGACCGATGAAAAGGGACAAGGAGCAGGGGAACAAGGCACGGGCACTGGCCCGGGTTATGGCCCAGCAGCTCAAACAGGCGGGGCACATCGTGGCCGAGTCCGTGAAAGAGTACGCGACCAGCGCCGACTTTGAGACAGTGCAGGATCTGGCCTACAAGCTGGCCGATGAGCACCCCGGCCTCTATAGCACCGCCAACCTCTCCATCATCGAGACAGAATAAAGTGCAGATACATTGCACAATTATAGCTTACCTTTGCAACGTCAAACCCAGAACCGCGAGTCCGGCGGAATAGAAGAAGGACCACACCCAGATATGGAACTCACCATCGCCCAAATCCGAATGAAGGCCGACATCATCAAAACCTACAAGACCACCGACGAGCTGGTCCCCGGCGACTTCCTGTACCTCATTTGCTCCGGCCTGAAAAACGACGGAGGCATCCCCGATGCTATGTACTGGATCGACCACTATTCAAACCGCAAGGGCGAATTTGTCAACCGCCCCGTGCTGTGCGAGGTGGAGAAGGTTATCTTCACCACCGACAAGAAGATGATGGCCGAGGACTTCGTGCCGGGCAAGGGCGGGACCCGCATCTACGACGTGCCGGAGGGCTACGAACCCTTCCGCTATCCCGAGCACAAATACTTGGACCACGCCGTGCAGCTTGTCACGCTGGTTTATGCCGAGGACACGGGCCGCTACTTCTTCACGGACCGTCAGGGCTACGACTATAACCGCTATATCTACGTGCGGCCCCGCACCGTGCGGAAGATGTTCCGGCCCGAGATCCGCCGCATCCGTCGCCGCCGTGAGTGGTACGAGGAGCAGGCCCGGCTCCAGCACCTCAACGCCTGCAAAAGGGCGGGTATTTTGGCCGAGAAAAGGCTGGAGAAGGATTTCCCCTACCTCAACCCGCAAAAGTCCCTGAAATGGAACCTGACCGCCATTTTCAAGCATTATGGCGTAGATGTTCAGGTCAAGCAGTGGAGCAAGCCCCGCTACTATGACCATCCCTTCTTCGACATCAATTACTACAGGGAGCAGGACCGCTCCATTATCTCCGAGGTACTGCAAGTCTTGGAGGGTCGCTGGAACAACTGGGAAAGCCTCCAGTACGCCAAAGACCTGTCGCCGAAGGGCTATTGCTGGCACGAGTCCCGGACCGGGAACAGCTACGACGATCACATCTTCCACAACTGTTTCGAGGAGAAGTTCGGCAGGTGGCAGAGCCTACAATGCGGCTTCCTCATCCGGGAGACGGTAACGGCATAATCAGGAACGAGAGGGTGAAGGGGAGGGCCAACCATTTGCGCAGATGGCAGGGGGCGCGAAGGAAGCAAACCCGCTTGGCTGAATCCGGGATAAACACCACGAGAACCACCCGGCCCCTCTTTTTTCTGAAACTTTCTTCAAAAAAGTTTGTAGTTTAATAAAATATTATTAACTTTGCATCAGTTAATGATTGAACCGCCGCCGACGGAATACAAACAGGCAAGAAAGAAATGCAACACATCATCAGAACCAGCACCGATTTACTCCCGATCCTCTGCCCGGACCTTTACGAGACCGCCATCAGCCCGAGCACCGTTTTTGACTGGGAACAGGAACAACTCTGCGAGGAACTGCCGGAGAGCATCAACCCCTACAATATGGCCATAGACCTGAACAAGTACCTCTGCCGCTTGGTCGAGTACGCCAACGAGGTGATAGAGGCCGAGGTCCTGCCCCAGCTCAAAGCCTACGGCGTAGTGGAGATCAAGGCCGGAGCCTTCAACCATCCGAGCTACTACCAGCTGGGAAGTGGCCGAGCCGACATCATCAACTTCGACATCATCGTGGAGGATGAGTTCTTCACGAAGATGGCCCCGGAGCTGGAACGGATGAGCAAGGACGCAGCGGCCCAGCGCTATTGCAAGGACCACTGGCAGGACAGGCCCGGCTTCTGGAGCTGGATGCCGGGGACCGTGGAGCAGATCCTGCAGGGCTGGGACTACTTCACCGAGGTGCGGCAGCAGTCGGCATACCTCACCCTCCTTTGCCGGGAGAACGGCCTGCTCTGGCGCGACGACGACACGCAGGAGGACGGCGAGGCCCAGAGCCTCTGGGAGGAGAAGGTGGCCGAGAACCTGTGTTTCGAGGACTTTATCAGCGAGGAGGACTGTGCCCTCATCGAAGCAAACAGAGTGGAGGCGTAGGTATGGCAGTACTGGATAGAACCATCAAGCGAATCGGCGGCTTCCTCATCGGAGACAGCGAGGAGCACGGCAAGGACCAGATCATCAGCCGGGACTTCTACTTCCCGCACCGGGAAAACAATCTGGCCAACCAGCAGATCATCAACGAGGCGATGGCCTACGCCCGGGACCATCACTACACCAACATCAGGGTTGAGATAGTAAGAAGCTGGGCTGTCACCATAAAGCAGGGAATCATCGGCTGGAAGGAGTACAGTCGCAAGGTAATGAAGTTCACGGACGAGGTAAAAGACATTTTCGTATGTGCGAGTTAATAGCAGCAATCAGACAAAGTGCAGGGGTACAGGCCCCGGCTCTCATCAAGCACCTGACGGCATCCGGCATCAGCGAATGGCACGACCTCACAAAAGCCCGCCTGTTCGCCTTTAGAGACGACGTACTGGAGGAGGTGGCCCAGACTTCCGCCCGAACCTATTTCGCGGTTTTGAAGGGGGTTCTGGCTCGCTACGAGGACGAGGAGGAGTTCTGCCGCGACTACCGCGACATCCTCCACGCCCGGAAGGAGGCCCCGGTCAAGACCTACCTCACGATGGCCGAACTCAAACGGCTGGAACAGGTCAGGACCGACACCGCAGTGGAGCAGCAAGTCTTGTATCAGTTCCTGATCGGAGCCTACACCGGGATGCGAATCTCTGACATCCGGGAGGTGACGGCCGAGAACGTGGTGGATGGCCAGCTCTCCTACGTGTCGAAGAAAACGGCAGTCCACGCCGTAGTCCCGTGCAGCGAACGGGTACAGGGTTATATCCTCTGGGTGCAGGCCAACGAGCAGGAGGTGACACTGGCGGGCTATAACAAGGCCATACGCCGCCTCTGCCACCGGGCCGGAATCTGCGACCGAGTGAAAGTGTACAAGGCCGGGACAACCCTTACCGGGCCCAAATATGAGTACGTCAGCAGCCACACCGCCCGCATCAGCTTCTGTACCAACCTCTCCAAGCTGCACGTCCCCCTGTTGGATATTTCCAGAATGGCTGGCCACACCAACACGGCAATGACCGAGCGCTATATTGTGAACACGAATGTTGAACTGCCGCAGTCGGCACTAAAATACTTTGCGTAATGAAAAAGGTACGGAAATATGAAATCTACCTCCAGTCGAAGGCATCAGCAGCGACGAACGACTTTCGAACGGAGGAGTTCCAAAGTTGCTCCAGCTACCGGGAAGGAATGAAGGAGGCCAAGCGCCTGTCGGCCCTGTGCCCGTTTAAGGGCAGCAACGGCGCAGAGATTGTGAACATCGAACTGGTTTGCGAGATCTGCGACAAGGACGAATGGGGCGGGCTCTGGAACTTTGAAGCCATCTTCTACGAGGAGTTCACCAACGGCCAGCACATCGGACGCTATGCACCCGGCCCGGACGGGACGTGGAGATTACACCCAGTGAGAAGGAAGGCCCGGAAATGACAATCGGCCAGAATAACGTGAACCGTTAATCCAGCCGATTTAGTAGCGGGAGAAGGAATCGAACCTCCGGCCTCCGGGTTATGGGCCCGACGAGCTACCGCTGCTCTACCCCGCAATGTTGGGACAAAGGTATAACTTAATTTTTAATAATTCAAATTTATTTCTAATCGCTATGTTTGCAGTTAAGAGAGAGAGGACGGGTCGAATCCTCAAAGCAACCTTCGACCACGAGACTACTGTTCTTTCCACCCACAAGAAGCAGGAGGAGGCCGAAGCCGAAATCCGCAGCCGATTCAAGGCCCAGCACGAGAACTACGGCGAACGTGCCAGCTTCACCGGGAACGAGACCGACTTCAACGTCACCATCAAGGAGCCGGACTACGACGTTACCGAACACTTCTTCATCGACCAAGTGGAGGAGTAGGGTATGGGAGAGTATCTGAACTTCAAGGAGAAGGTGGAGGCCATAACCTCTGCCTCTCCTATGGACTTGGGGATGATACAGCTCCGGGTCGAGAACGCCACCATCGAGGAGGACACAACCAAGAACCGCCTCTCCATCAGGCGAGACATCAGGGCGGAGCTGGCACAGGCCATCCAAGAAAACGGCCTCACTCAAATCCAAGTGGCACGTGCCCTCGGCATCCAGAACCAGAATTTGAGCAACTACTTGCGCGGGCGGATCCCGCTGCCTTTGAAAACTGTCGAAGAAATACTATTTTTGCTCGACGGAATTATGACTCGCGTATGAAAATCCCAAGATTCGTTATCCTCAACAATCCCGACGAGAATTTCACCAACGTCGTGATGGAGACCAGACCGCCGTTCTTCCTCGGCAAAGTGTACAGCATCCCGAAGAAGGAAGTAGATGCCGTGGAGCAAATGATGGCCGACCTCGCCAACGAGCGGACTACCGCCATCAAACTGCAGGGGTACACCATCTTCCTCGTAGCATCTGGAACGCTGGCTGGTGGAGCACTGGATCCTGAACAGGCAAAGCCCCTTCTCCGGGAAATGGGAGACTTCTACAAGTCGGCAGTACTGGAGCGGAAGCGGGGCAAGAACAGGTTATATCAGGAAGGGGTCCCCGACGACCTCGACCGCATCAACGGCCAGAGAATCCGAGAGGCAAAGGCCGAGGGCCGCAAAATCTTCCTCGATCAGAAGTAAACGAAGAAGGGCAAGGACTTTGAAATCCTTGCCCCTTTTCTTGCCCCGATGTGCCGTAGAAAGCACTGGAAGCGGGATTTTGGTGACTCCAACAGGACTCAAACCTGTAACCTTTTGATCCGTAGTCAAATGCTCTATTCAATTGAGCTATGGAGCCATTTCGGAGGGCCTTTAGGCCGCTTCCTTATT